CTCAGAGGCCCTCCGTCGCGCTTGGTGGGCTTGTTTTCGGCCCTCTTGAGGTCAGAGACCTGCTCCCGGTCTCCGACTAGCTGGGCCTTCTGACGAGCTCTCTCGGCCTCCAGCTGCTCTTTACTCATGCCCATGGTGTCCTCCTCGGGTAAACCATATGGTGCACCCAGGTCCTCGTTTGGTGCGGCGCGGAACTCACGATGTTTCTCTTCGGAGTGCTGTGCCTCCGGCGGTTCGGGTGCAGGCCCAAGAGACGCGAGAGGACGTAAGTCCGATCGTGTCCTCAGACCGTTAGGTCTGTCTCCCAATACATCTTCTAGTTCATCTGTACAGGGAAGCAGTGTACTGCCCGAGGGTCGGGCAGTACACTGCCATAGGTCAGGCAGTACACTGCCATAGGTCGGGCAAGACACTGCCATACCTATAGCAGTGTCTTGCCCGAGGGTCGGGCAGTGTACTGCCCGAGGGTCAGGCAGTGTACTGCCCGAGGGTGAGTCGTCCAGACTCGCCATCTCAGGCACTTGCGGCCCAGGACCATCACCCAAAGCATCGCCCAGGCCATCGGCAACGGCGTCATCGGCAACGGCGTCCAAATTCCCGCTCGCCCACCCAGCTGGTCTGCCAGTCCGCTTCGGCCCCTTCCGCTGCTTGAATGATCTCCGCTGAAGCTCTTTGACCCCGCCTGACTCCTCGACGTAGGCGATCGCGTCGACCGCTCTGTTGCTCAGTAGGCGCTCCGGGCAGTTGATGGGCGGAGGCTCTACCAGCGTGTAGACCGGGTATCGCTTGTCGTTATCGCGGTAGCTGATGGAGATCAACCCGAGTCGTTCGAGGTTGCGAAGCGAGTCGAAGATAGTTCGCTCGGCTACCCTGAGCTGTCCAGCCAGGGCACCCTTCGTAAGCCTGCAGACCCTCGGTCCGTCGGTCTTCTTGAGGCAGTAGGACATCAGCAGGGAGTAGAGCCTGAAGTCATGGCTGGTGAGGTCTGGGCAGCGGATGATGTCGTCGAAGATCTGTGTGAAGAGGCGATTCTTGTCCTTGCTCATGCGCCGCCTGCACTAGCAAGCTGTCGAAGGACGCTGTAGCCGTTATCTAGGTGCAGGAGCTCGATGTTCAGCCACCCAGGCGACCGATGGACGATCTTGATGAGTTCGAGCTCAGAGAGACGGCGGAGCGCCCTGCGGACGGTCGACGCGCTGTAGTTGGTATCGGCGGCCACGGAGCTCACGCTCCCGCAGTCAACCGGGTTGTGATAGTGGGCCCGGTATTCGGCGGCGATGTAGAGGTAGACGATCTTCTCGGAGGGCGAGAGATCGGCGTCCCGGATAATCCGGCCAGCTACCTCGGTCATCGTCCTATGCTTAGCCAACGAACTGCTCCGACGAGCTGTTTAGTCGAATCAGTCCAGTGTAAGGACCTCGCCGACTCTCCCGGCTAATGAAGCCTCTCTCCTCTAGCCGCGCGAGCACCTCGCACACGGTTCGCTTCGTAAGCCCCGTGCGCTCTGCGAGAGTTTCGAGGCCGTCGTCGATCTCCTTCGCGCTCGTGCAGAGGTCCATGAGGACCGCGAAGACGCGGACGTCCGACGACCTCATTGACCGGTCAGACACAAGCCTTCTCGGTACGCGGAGATAGCCCTGTTCACTTCGTTGCATGTGAACCCTCAAGGAGTGGTTAGTGGTGAACTTGACGCCCCGACCGGCGCAGAAAGAGTCTAGCTTGACCTGAACGGATTTCAAGTCTTTTCCGGCGCGCATCGAAACCCCGACCTATCACCTACATAGGTTCTACCGGCAGCGCCAGGCTGCGCGCATGGTCTCTGGACGAACCATGTCGAAGTTCTCTCTGTGTCGCCTTATGCACGGCTCCCTGCGGAGAACACGGAGGCGGGTCGTCCAACCGCCACCACGAGCAACATACGCATCAGTGATGCTGTATATGGCGTTCAGGTAAGCCCCACGAACTGGCGGCTCGGCGACGAAGTCGAACGTCATGATCTGGTAATCGACAACGCCGCCCTGCTCATCAATCGATCCACGACCGCTTTGAGAGATACCGACGCTCGAACCTTCGTTGAGCGCAGCCCGGAACCGCTCAGCGGCCTCGCCACGCAGCTCGAAGGCCGACGTCATCGTGCTCGCCCACGATTGGGTTCCGGTGACCGGGTTCTGGTTCGACGCAGCACCAGTAGGTGCCTCGGGCAGCGCGACTCTTACCTCGTCTGCTGATGTTGTCGAGGTAGAAAAGCATTCCGGCTCGGTTGTCGAGTGGTTGAAGAGGGGGCGGCCAGAAGGGGTTGGAGAGTCCCTGTCTGACGAGGGGTCCTGCGAACCGGAGGAATGCTGAGTCGCTGCCCCCCTCAGCGACGACTCGGTCCATGTGTCGCTGGTGGTTTTCGAGGAGCATGCCTGTAAGAGCTCTTGTGAAACTGTCGTCGACTCCTTCGAGGAGGGGGGCCCATTTCTGGGTGTAGCGGTTGACGATGCTCTGAAACTCTGGTGCCTCAGCAGCGGCACCTCCAGGCCGCTCTTGGAGTAACTCCTGCCTCAACCTCGTCATGGTAGCGAGGATCTCTGATGGTTGAATCGGCGGTGTCGCAGACCCAGTTGAGTCCTCGGACGACGCGACCGTCGTCCACACCTCGCTCGGGGGTGCCGTCGTCGATGGTGGCGCAGAAGACGTTGAGTCCGAGTAACTCGGGTCCGGGAGCGCCGCCGACGATCCGGACCCACTCAGAAAATCCGAGTCACCTCGCTCTCCAGGCTGACCTGGGCCCGAGCCAGCAACGATGTTCACCGGCTCGGATGATCCTGGAGTCGAAGGCCTCTCCATGCTGGTAGGACTGCCAGTTACCTCCTCGGACGGTGCAGGATCCGAACCCCATCTGCTCGATGGCTCGGTCCATGACGGATCGTAGGTAGATTCGACCGCTGGTGTTCCGGGGGGCGATTCCGAAGGTTCCCTCGACGATGTGTGTGAGTGGTCTTGGGTTGACCATGATGGCCGCCGCTTCTGCTCTTGTGATGTTTGGGCCGTAGAGGGCCCTAACCCAAAAGGGACGTCATCGGGCCCTCCATGCCGCCCGTGGACCGGCCGTAAAGTCGGGGAGTTCGGGATCGAGCCACCAGGAATCGGCCCGATCCCACCCCTGCCAGTCTCCGCCTCTGAGCGTGTAGGCGTCGATCCCGATGTAGTGCGCGACTTCGGGCGAGACTCGCATCCAGTTGGCTGGGTTTCTGACGGTGAGCTCGTAGATTCGTTGGGCCGCCGCCGCGACCCTGGCGATAAAGGGAGGTCACCTTGCTCTCCAGGCGCACCTGAGTCCGACGTCTCTGACGTCGTTTCCGGCACCTCGCTGCCGTCTGGCGACGAAGCCCTCGTCCTCTCCTCTGAGGACCTTAGGTCGATCCTCGGCGGTGATTGCGATGTAGGGGGCGTAGATGAACCCGGTGTCAAGGACTGTGTCGCCCTTGTAGCCGAAGAGGAACCCCGTCCTGTCTCCGTCCTGGGACTGGTCAACATGGATGAGGCGGCCGCCGTCTTGGGATGAGAATGGGGGCTCTGGGTGGACCGTCCACCCAGGCCTGATCCGAAACCCGAGTCACCTCGCTCTCCAGGCCCCTCGGAGTCCGAGTCCGTGGTCGAGGTCCCAGCCCCAGACTCTGCCGGTGTCGAGGCCTGGGTCGGCGAGTTCGAGCCAGCAGATCCCCCGGACCCTGATCCGGGGCTGGAAGGGTCCGAGCCGACCGGCGTTGCGTCCTCCGCGTAGGGGCCCAACCCCATCCCGAGGTCGGAGTAAGCGTCCATGTGCTCGTAGTCAGCGTACCGGTCGAGCAGCTGCCCGGAAGGAGACATGAGACTGTCGCTCAAGGACCCCGAGCTGGTCTCGCCATCCTGGAGATCCCTCTGGGGGTCGTCCGACATTCCAACTGATGGACTTGAGGATGTATGGGATACCGTCCTGGTAGAAGATGCCTCCGAGGTAGCAGCGTCCGAGTTCGCCGAGCTCGATCTCGCTGCATGGGTTGACCCCGAAGGCTCCGTAGGGTCCGAGCTAATGAACCCTGGCTCTCCAGGCTGTCCTGACGCCTCCTCGGTCAATGTTGTGGCCCCTGAAGGAGGCGCCTCGCTCCCAATCCCGGGGGGACTCATCCCAGGAGTAGCTTCGGATGAGGAATCGATGATGTTGCATGCGCTCTCGGACGGAGAGGCCTGCGTAGGGTCCGAGCTAGGCTCTCCAGGCTGGTCGGAGTCCTGCGTCCTGGGCCCCTCCGACTGCTCGTCCGATGTTGCTGACGGGGAACGGATAGGTCCCGCCGTTGAGATGATATGTAGGAGGGAATCCGTAGTCAGGAACGGGGTTGATGTAGGGTCCGGGCGTTGCTCGCCGTTAGCGATGTAGCCATTCTCGGGCAGGTCCTCGACCCCTCGAACCCACTGGCACCTGGTCCATTCGAAGACGTTCCCGCAGTTGTCGTGGAGCCCCCAGTTGTTCGGATCCTTCAGGCCAACTGCCTTGTGCCCGTCCTCAAACTCGCCGCCGAACCAGGCGATCTTCTTTAGGTCCTCATCCGTGTCGCCGTTGGGGTAGCGCGTAGTCGCTCCGGCCTTAGTCGCGTATTCCCACATCGCCTCAGAGGGGAGCTGAAAGCCGACCCGCTCACCCTTCTCGTTCCAGAGCCAGGCCTGGTAGGCCGCCTCGACCTCTGCTGAGAACACCAGCGCTTGGTTCTGGACAGGCAGAGGCATGATGTCCGTGTTGACCTGTTGCTCCCACTCTCTCCACGTCAGCGTGAAGGTCTGATCTGAGTGTGTGAACTTGCAGTTGGTCAACCGTGCAAAGTCCAGCCGGTTGATGAAGTCCTCGACCTCACGGCACCGATCCCAGGAGACGCTCTCAACAGGGTGCTCCCCCCACCTGCGCCCATCAGAGTCCTTCAACTCCATGCGGGTCGCAGGCCCGAACGGCGCGTCACCCATGCGGGTGACGTTAAGCCCCTCCTCGACCATTTCGGTCGTAGGGAAGTGACTCGGGAACTCACGTGTGACGCGGTACCACTCACGCCCGGTCCACGGGTACTTCGCCATCAGGAATGGCTCGTCGAAGGTCCGCTTGACCTGTTGCTGGGCCGTCTCATCATCAGGGTCCGCAGTGGGACCCATCATGAACTCACCCGAAGGGATCAGAACGAAGATCATCCCCGTCGTCTTGTGCTGATACTCAGCCAGGCCTTGGGAGTTGAGCCCGAGACACGAGAAGAGCTCAGTCTCCTCTACGCGCAGTCCGTAGGGGACGTCGTTTCCGGCCCTGCGGATTCGCGTGATGTAGTCGCCGCGATCGGCCGCGTCGCCTGTAGCCTGCCAACGGCGTTCTGCTGCTCTTAAAGCGGCGTCTGACATAATGATCTCCTGGTCTCTGTTTTACCCATCAGACTCCAAAGAGCGCATGGAAGAAGCTCTTGGGCTGGTAGGCCTTCTTCTCGGGCTGCTTGGGCGTGACCTTGACATTGGGCGAACTGGGACCACTCGACGGATCGAGTCGCAGCAGCTCATCACCGCTCATGGGGCCCCGAAGGAAGCTGTAGGCCCACCGGATCTTGGTCACAGCGTGCTCCCCGCTCTTCTTCAGGATCAGGAAGTGCCGCTGAGGAATCGACGTCAGGGTCGACGTGTCCACGTTCCGGCTGGAAAGCTCCTTCTTGAGGTCCCGGGCGCAGTCCCGGGGCCGCAGCTTGCCGAGGAACCAAGTGCCGACGTTGGTCAGCGCCTTGTAGTCCATGTCGTTAGGGTTCTGAGTCCCGATCAGCATACCGATGCCCTGGGCCCGGCCCTGAGCGAGGAGCGTGCAGATCGGCTTCTTGGTCGGCGGGTTGAGCGGGTAGGGCGGGAGGTAGCCCCGCGCCTCGTCCAAGACGACCAGCAGCTTCAGCTTGTTGCTGGCCGGCGCCCGGAACATGTAGTCCACGATCGCCGACAGCAGCATGCCAGCGAAGAACTGCCGCTCACCCTCGTCCAGGTGTCGGAGGGAGAACACCGAGACCTTAGGCTTGCCGGTGCCCACGTAGCTCTCGATCGAGAGCGGAGAACCGTCGAGCCACTTGGTCGCTTGCCGCCGGAAGCCGACGATCGACCGAGCGATCTGCATCCGCTTCTTCTTGGGGAAGAAGTCGTCGAGGCTCAGGCCATCGATCTCCTTCAGATTGGCAGGGGGCGTGTTCAGAGCGGCGGACCACGTGTCCAGACCGGCCGCCTGACCCGAGGCCCAGGCGTCGACCATCACGTCCGTCAGGAAGACGTTCGCGGGGTCGGTCATGGGGTCGGCGGTGTGGCCGATCGCGTTGAGGACTCCGGCGACCAGGGCCGAGGCCCGGTCCCGCAGCGCTTGCTCACTGTAGTTGCCGGTGGGAGCGTCGAAGGACGCCAGGACGTTGACGGACTGGCCGCCGCCTCGGGTCTTGCCGGGGGCGTAGATCGTGACATCGGCGGCCGACTTCCACCGCTGGACGTTGGGAGCCAGGTGGCCGAGCTCCTTCCGAGCTCGGTCAGCGATCTCGCCCGGGTCCTTGCCGTCCTCCGCCCAGGGAGCGAATTCGCCGGCGGCCAGACCGGGGAAGGCCAGGGCCAGATTGGTGAGGTCGCCCTTGGGGTCAATGATGATCGCGGACGCGCCGCTCAGCACGGCCTCTTCGATCGTGGCGACGGTGGCGCCGGTCTTGCCGGAGCCGGTCCGACCCAGGACCACGCCGTGGGTGGTAAGGTCGGCGGGGTCGATCGTGAGAGGAGTTCCGTCGTTCTTGGTGCCGATCAACATGCTCATGGTTGTTTCTACCTTTCTTAGCCTTGTGGCTTCAACCACTACGCCGCCCTGCCACGATTCATCGAACTCGGGTATCAGTAAGCAGGTGACTTATGAATCGATTCTTTGACGAACTGAAGGAGGCCCGTGACCAGGCCGCAGGCAAGAGTCGATTCAATCCCGACAAGAACCTTCGTCTCACCTACGTAAGGGAAGAGCCCAAGGGGTGGCCGCTGACCAGGCCAGCTACTCCAGCCGAGTGGGCCCACGTCCTCAAGGTGATGATCATGCGGCGAGTTCCCAGGCATGAGCCTATTCATAGGACCAAGCTGATCCAATACGTAAGCGGCGACCTGGTGTCCGCAAGCTCCGCCGGAAGGCTCTACATGGGCCCGGAGTCGTGGGGCATGAGAAGCGTACATCTCGTGCTTGACCGACAGATGATCGGCAAGGACAAGATCCTGAGAACCGCTCCGACGATGGATGACCCGGAAATGGCCTGGAGTGCTCCTGCCATCTACAGGACCGAGCACGCTGATGGTTGGCTCGGGAGAGTGCCTGTTACCGTGAACGCCCTCGTAGACTTTCTCCCGGTGACCAACGTCCTAGATTTGATCGTACAGGCGCTCCTGGACGACGAATAGTAACTTCGCCGAACTGCACGATCGTTCTGGTTGTTTCGATGACCTGCCAGGATGATGCTGCAGGAAGAGATAGAACCTGTCCATTCACCGCGTCGAGTGCATCAGACTCCGTGTCGTAGTGGCCGCCTGAGCAGAGCATGTTGCCTCGCTCGCTAAAAAGCAGAAGCTCAAATCGCTTACGCGGATTAGACAAGGGTCACGCTCTCAGATGTCAGCTAATCGATCGAGGATGGTGGTCGTCTTGGCGATTGGTCTTGGAACAGAGTCGGATACGAATAACGGTGAATCGAAGTTAACGGTCATGCCGCCCTCAGGCATTCGGCCGAAGGCCTCGGCCCGCCTGATCACTTGCTGGAGGTCCCACGCTATCTTGCCCCCTTTCGTAGGGCAACCAGAGATTCCGTGGGAGTGATTGGGGTGGGTGAGCTCGGGAAAGCACAGCTGCCGGGCCTTGTAGAGCGCATCTTCGCAGGACTTAGAAGCAGCACTGTCAGACAGCTTGTTCCAGAACTGCTCTTGAATGATGTTGAACTGGCCGATGTGAACCCGCGCGAATAGGTCGAGCGCCGTGACGACCAGCCTGGCCTGCTCCGGCGTCATTGTGACTTGGACGAAGAAGTTCTCGTTTCCGCTCATGGCGTTTTATACCGGACTGAACCCTCGCTTGTCCGGGTAGAAGAATCCCATGAGCAGCGAACAAGACAGACTCCGAGATCAAGACGCTCTGCTCGGCAAGAGACCTCACTCCCTGGAACGAGCATTCGTTCACAGGACCCGAGGAAAGACTTTCAGGCACCCACGACCGAGCGACTCGGGTCGAGTTCAGCCGGATTTGGTCGAGGAGTTTGGCAAGCTCACCGGCATCGATTCAACTGATGCTCCAAGCGCGAAATCGCTTAAGGGAGCATTCGAGGCACTACCACCCAAGGCCCAGAAGGCCGCACTCAACCATCTCAGATCGAAGACGCAGAACTTCGAGGCGCTCTACGCCACGATGCTGGGGCTTCCTAGTCGGATTCGGTCTTTCGTCAAGAAGATTTGGAAGCGGCAAGACAAGTGGGGTGACTCGTGGGAGAAGGTCGCGTCCGAGATGGCCGCCGGGGCCGCGAAGATCCTGTCTCAGAGAATAGACGTCACCGTCTACACTCCGTTCGCGGTCACCAGTGGTGAGGTCGATCGGGATGACCCACGGCTGGAAAGAATGGCTACCGCACAGGCGGAGTGTGATGCACTGCTTTGCCTGTTTGCCCACTACTTCATCATCGGCGTTACCGGCCACATCGCTATGCACTGCATGTCCTATCGGATTGATGACCCGGCGACCGCTGGGGTAGTCGATGTGGCTGACTACGGATCGTTTGACGCCAGCGCCCGGCGGCATCGGCAGCTGAAGGTGTTGGAAGCGGCCAAGAAATACGGGTGGGAAATACCAGAGCGGAGTGACAAGTGACGGGCTCAGACAAGAACGCGATTATCCTCAGCGCCACTAGGGACGGAGGAATGGTCCAGCTCAACTTGGACGACATGAAGGGCAAGGTCGCTGACCAGATGCGAGCCTTCCTTCTCAACATGCTTCCTGCTGAGGCCTTCAACGGTGTGATCGAGCAGGCCTTCAAGAGGCTAACCGAGCCCAGGCCTCCGAAGAATGACCGGTACGGTAAGCCCCAAGGATCGGAGCAGCCGTCCGAGCTCGAAGAGATGGTCATCATCGAGATGCGAAAACAACTCGCGACGAAGGTCGAGGAGTGGGGTAAGAGGTGGAAGGAGACATCGGCCGCCGACCGAGCCAGGGACCAGGCCATGTCGGATCTGGTCGACCGAGCGGCTTCTGGGTTCGTAACCCGGGTCGCGTCTCAGATCGTCCAGGACTCCTTGGCGAACCTGGCCACCTCGGCGAACACCACAGTGTGTCAGTGCGGCCGGGTAGTATCCCGGTTGAGGTCCTGTCCTGATTGCGGCGTCTACAATGACTGAGGGTGATGGTTCATGGCCAAGAAGCGGCGAAAGCAGAAAGCGGCGGCCGATATGCTGTCGGTGATCACCGAGGAGACCCATCAGGTCGAGACCCCGGCCGAGACCCCGGCGAAGGAGGACACGGGGCCCCCCTCCTTGGGGCTCTGTGGTGTATGCCAGAAGGAGCGAAAGCAGGAGATCGCTTTCTACGACTGTGATGAGCACTGGGAGCTACCCGGGCATCCCGATCACATCTTTCGGAGCGTCTGTGTCAGCTGCGCTGGTGACTACGCGGAACGAGGGAAGTGTGCCGAGCTCGTTTACGCGGCCATGCGGGAAGCCTTCGCAAAGAAGGGCATGGGCGTCCACGAGATCGAATCGGCCGTCCATGTGATGTGGAGAACCTTCTGGGTCGATCTCGACGACGCGGCCCTGATCAAGATGGCCAGGAAACTCAAGGTCAACCACCCTTGGACCAAGGGGAAGAAAACCAAGTAGGGCTAATACCTCCCGATAGCTCAGGTCGCCCGTTAATCTACGTAAGTAGGTGCAACGGAGGCCGCCGATGAGGGTTCGAGAGCTTCTAATCCCACTAGTGATGCTGGGAACGCCGGCTTTCGGACAATGCCGAGGGGCGGACGTCTCTCCTATCGAGTCGACCACTCCACCGCCCGAACCACCTAGAGCCCCAGACATCATCGAGTCTGTTATCCAGCCGACGATGACGATGACCACGAACGTGGCATTCGTGGTTGATACGTCTGGGTCTATGGACAATGATGGCCGGGTTGGCATGGCGCTTACTTTCGCCAGAGGGTTGATTGAGCGACCGACCGATCAGCTGATGATCGCTCTCCTGTCCTTCAAAGATTCACACATGAGGTGGCCCGGACTCACTGCCCAGGAGCGCGAGGCGGCTCGCATCGCCGGAACACTCCAGGCGGCCAGCTCGACTCCTCCTCCGAAGGGTTGGACCTACTTTCCAGGAGTCCCAGAGCTCGCGAGTGCTCAGGCATGGCTCACTGCGCGTGGGGCGAGCGGTGGCACAAACCCAGTCAGCGCGATCGCCGAGATCTTGTCCGAGAGCGTTAGAGATCTCACCGTCGTCCTGATCACTGATGGTGAGGACTTCGATGTTCCAGCCTTCAGATTGGCCGTGACCGCAGGCCAGGCAAGCAGAGTTCAGCGCGGTGTTGGTCGTGCGGTTATTTTCGTTATCGGCACAGGAGGGGCCGCCGCGAATAAGCAGCATCTGCGTGATGTAGGAACGTCAGAGGGCGGCGGCCTCCACGTCATTCGTAGACCCGCCCCTCCGCCTCCACCCCAGAGGGCGCCGCAGATACCTGACCTAGATATGCCCTGGTCGCGTGACGACTAGATCCACTGAACCTTGGCGCGGCGCGAGCTGCGCTTCGAGATCAGGTCGTCGAGTACCGTGGTCTGGTCGAACACGAGATCGACCTTGAAACCTAGTGCCCTTGCGACGATGGCCACGTCCTTGAGGCGCATCTCCTCATCACCTCGAAGAATTCCTCTGACCTTCCTCCTGTCCATGCCAAGGATCTTGGCAAGCTCTGCAGGCTTCATCTCACGCTGCTCTAACTCCTCGCGGAGCTTGGCGTTACCCGTCATGAGGCACCTCACTGTTCGATGAGCTGCTCTCATCCTATCGGAAGGGGCGACCTCAGGCGGCGGTATAATCACTCATCCGGGAGTGTTCATGTCTGAAGATATCGCTCGACGCATCGAAACCGTCGAGAGCCTGCTCGGGTTCAATCTGCGCAGCTACCAGAACCAGGCGCTGACCGCCATCGGTCAAGGAAAGAACGTGATCTTGCACGTTCCGACCGGCGGCGGAAAGACGGTTGCGTTTCAAGGCGCTCCCTACGTGTCCCCCCATGATGGGATCACGGTGATCCTCTATCCGCTGAGGGCTCTGGTGAAGGATCAGACTCGTCGCTTCAAGGAGATCGGTCTACCGTCCGTGACGCTATATGGGGAGACTCCTCCTAAAGACCGTCCGGCTATCTATGAGAGGATCGCCAACGGTAGCGCCAAGATCCTCCTTACGACTCCCGAGTCGTTCGACATGAATCGCCGCCTCCAGGCGGTACTCACTGAGCGAGGCGTGTCAGTCCTTACGGTTGATGAGGCCCATGCCTACGAGGAGTGGGCCGACGGCTTCAGACCGACATACCGGCGGGCCGGGCACGTCGCCCAGCGTGTAGGTGTGAAGCAGTTCCTCCTCTGCTCGGCGACCCTGACATCCAAGGGGTTCAAGACGGCTAGGGAGACCATCGGCCAGGACAACTGGACCATCGTTCAGGTCCCGCCCATCAGGTCCAATCTCGTATACCGAGATCTGAGTGAGCCCAGCAGTGAGATCCTCTGTCGCGCCGTTCGCGGGGATGGTCTGGAAGCTCCTGGGATCGTCTTCTTCACGACGGTCAAGTGCCTGAACGAGACAGCCGACTTCATCGAACGGAAGACCAGGCGAAAGGTCCTTCGCTACAACGGTGGTATGACCGGCAAGGACCGCAGGGAGGCCCAGGATACTTTCATGTCCGGCGACCACTGGATCTTCGCTACCAAAGCGTTCGGCATGGGCATCGACAAGGACAACATCAGAAACATCATCCACTTCCAGCTACCCAATTCGATTCTCTCATACGCCCAAGAATGCGGAAGATCGGGTCGAGACGGCCACGAGTCGACCTGTTTTCTGACCCAGAGCGAGGACGGCAACGCGGCCCAGTTCCTGATCAGCATGAGCGTCCCATCGATCAATCAGGTGCGCAGGGTCTGGAACCTCCTTCAGACCCACTCCCTGAACTACGCCGACTGGTTTGATGTTGACTGGCCTGAGATCGCCAGCAGGGCGGATTTCTCGATCCAGCTGGTCCAGGCCTGTGTGAGCTGGCTGTTTACCGGAAAGATGATCGAGAAGAAGCAGAAGAGGCTCAACTGGAAGTTCACGATTCACGCTGATTCCGATGAGAAGGCCATCAAGTACAAGAGAAAGACGCCAGAAATCCTCGACATGCTGCGCGCGGAAGCGATGGTCGAGCAGGGACCTTCAACCTTCGAGCTGCGGCCTGAGTTACTGTCCGACAGTGTGGGCCAGGTGTTCGTCGGCTGGAGGGCGAAGCTTCGGAAGATGGTCGAGCTCGGGATCATCGAGATCGATGAGCCTCCTAAGGCGAAGTCTCAGTATCGATTCCTCCACAGGAGTTTTCACTTTGCCCAGGGCGAGGAGCAGCTGACTAAGTCTCGCTCAAGGGCGTTCGATCGTCTGGACGACATGCGACGGCTGCAGGCCGCCCCTCCTCATCAACGGCGAAATCTCATGGAGGCGGCCATCTCTCTCAAGCTCGGCAACATCGATGGGCTTGAGATCATGGACGGTCAATACGATGAGCCGGTCGCGCCATCCAAGCCAGCCCAGAAGAAGAAGAAGAGCGAATCCACCGACCCGTTCAAGTTCGATGGGGACGGCGATGACGACGACCCGTTCGTCATTCCCTTCTAGGCGTACATAGCAAGACGGCCGCGACCTGCGCCGCAGCCGTCTTGCGTGGACAACTAGGACTGCTCCTAGTTGTCCGCCGACACGACGTCCGTAGACGCCGTTGCGGTCGCAGCCTCGCTGCCTGCGTAGTAGCGAAGCCCCCTACGCTGACCCTCGGTTCGGATGTCACCGTTCTCCCGGGCAGAGTTCAGGATCCGACGGATCGTGCCCTGCGGAAGCTTGGTGTGGCCCTCGATGTCGGTCATGTTGCAGCCCTCGTTCTTCCGAACGAAGCCAATGATCAGGTCAGGCCTGACCGGCTTTCGCTTGGTCGACTTCGCGACCGCTGGATTGGCCTTGCTGACCTTCTCCTGCCGCGTGGACTGCTTCTTGGTGACCTTCGGCTTCGAGGTCTTCTTGGTGACCTTCTTGGTGACCTTCGGCTTCGAGGCCTTCTTGGCGGCCGTCTTCTTCTTCTTGGCGGCCGTCTTCTTGGCGGCCTTCTGAGTGGTCACCCTGGGGGCTACCGCCTCCCCTAGCGCTACCGTCGTGGCCTTGTGGGCCACCCAGGTGTCGCCGACCCTGAAAGGCTTCACGCCCTGCGCCATCGCTGGCGTGATCGTGAAAACGACCGGTCCGCTCTGATTAGTCATGAGAACACTTTCCTCCGTGTTGGATGGTGGTAACGATTACGGGACAGTTCAGTGTGGTCGGTGTAGGCGTATGGCGTGTCGTCCGATCAACATCGGATCCGCCTTTTGACTGAGTATTAACTGCCGTCACCGATGGTGACTCTACACATCTGTTCCATGTCTCGCCACTAATACGGAAACGATTTCTCTCCGCAGCGCAGATTCCATCGGTCCTACAGGCGGCGGCCGATGATCGATGTGTATAAGTAGTTGCCATGGTGACAGGTTCGGGCTAACCCCGGCTGGACCTCTTTCGGGTCGGCCGGGCTACCGCCCTCTTCTTCTTCTTCTTCTTCTTCGTCTTGACCTTCATCTGCCGGGTCCGCGCGTAGCTGATCTTCTTCTTGCTCTGCCGAAGTTCCAGCACGTCGTTCAGCCGCTCCTCGATGAGTCGGGTCCACTCGTCTCCTCGTGACTGACTGTCCTTTGCGATGAGGAACTCAGTCCACAGCACTCGGGTCACATCTGAGAGCGGCTGCTCTCGACTCTTTGCGTAGTCCCGGAGCTTGTCGGCGACGATGACCGGAACGATCGCGCCCATCGACTGAACAGGTCTCGGGAAGAGCCTACCGAACGGGGCGAGCTCGACCTGCTTTTCACCTGCCTCGTGAACTTCGAGTTTGACCAAGACCGTGACGGTCCGCCCTCTCTTCTCCTCGGCCTTCTTGGCCCTGGAGATCGCGTTTCGGTTGTCGGCGAGTTCGCTCTGCGTGACTTCGATCGTCGTCGCATCGAGAGAGTAGTTCAGCTGCATGGCCCCTCCATCCGTTCATTTGTGGATTTCAGCCTGATTCGAGCCTTTTATACCTGATTTCTCTTTCGACGATCGCCTCCGATGCCCTAAATAAGTGGAAGATTCTACATGTCATTAGCAGGTGATGACTCGGCCAAGTCCAAGTAACGTAACGTCTTAAAGAAAATCTCAGGAAAGCTTGATCCTCACTCTCAGATCCGTATAACAGGGGCACTCAGCGGTTGTTGGGTGTTGCGGGTTGCTTTCGGGCGGCGCGCAGTCGAGACCTGGGACGGACATCGACTTCGGTTGATGGAGAGAAGGGTCGAGGGCGACGACTTGTGGTCGGAGGTCATACTCTGCTGCAGGAGACGGGCTCCTCAAGGGTGAGTCTCTTGAAGGCGGCGCCGAGTGGAGGCGACAACTAGCCGAACGGGTAATGCCGTCGGCGGGTGCAGCAGACCTTGTTTCCAGCCACTCTAGGGCGGGCAGAGCAGGGACGAAGACAACCGGCGGGACACGAAGAGGGCGGAGCAGGGAGACCTGTTCCGCCCTTCTTCACATCCACCACGCTGACTCCGCTTTGCCTAACTCCCGTGAGTCTGATAGCATCATGATCTATACTGATGCAGGGCTTATCAGTCTCAGGGGTGATCGATGTCTGGATTCGCGACAGCGGGTACTGGTTCAGAGGGTGTTCTAAACGCCGTTTCGCACTCTGGAATCGACCACACGGGTATTCTCGGGGTCGGATCCGGAGGTGGCGACGCGTTTCCCATCGGGTGCATGGTCCCCTTTGGGGCCCTTGTCTCCGCCATTCCAGCCGGGTGGCTGGCCTGTGACGGGTCGGAGTATGGGCGTACAGGCGGAGACCCGAGCCCACAGCCCACGCTGTTTGGAATCATCGGCACCGCCTGGGGCATCGGTGACGGGTCCACTACCTTCAACGTCCCAGATCTCCGACACCGTGGTGTTGCCGGCATCAACGACGGAACACTACCTGCCGGCCCCGACGGTGGGTTCACCACTCGATCCCTTGGACAGCTCGCCGGCTCCGAGACCCACTCCCACACCGTCAACAACCACTCCCACACCATCTCGTCAGACGGAGCTCACACCCACACAGGCACTACTGATCCCAACGGTGTCAACATTATTGAGAGCTTGGCACCCACTTACCCTGGTAACGACGGCATCAACTCGCGTCACACCCACACGTTCACCACCGGCGGCGCATCTCCTTCGACCCACTCTCACGGCTCGGTCACTGGACAATCCAACCCGTCTACCAACGCGCAGCCTGGGTTCGGTCCGACCGCGTTCTGCCCGTTCATCATCAAGGCTGTAGCAGTTGGCGGTGGGGCTGGTGGTATCTCGAACCAGGTCAACGCAGGTCCTCTCCAGGGACCCCAGCCCACGATCAACTACATCGAAGGCCCCGGGATCTCGATCACGGCGGTGGAGAACATTCCTCAGAACCGCAACGACGTTACGATCAACGCCACTGGGGCGTTCGCGACACTTCCCTTCGGGTGCACCTTCGTCACTCCGAACAACTACGCAGTCGCCCACGGCGATGGTGCTCAGACTGAGATTGGATCTCTTACGGTGATCACTCAGACAGCATCACCGATTGCCGGCGGAACGGTCACACTGTCGTGGAACGTCTCTTTCTCCGGAGGAGATGCTCGCGTGTTCGTGAATGGGGTTGCCGCCGGCACACCGGTCACCCTCTCCACAGCTAACGGCGCTAGTGCGCAAGCGATTGCCGTCGCGGCCGGGGACAGGATCGCGGTCGAGTATCAGACCGGAACAGCGCCCGGACCTGCTCTCTTTGAGGTACACGTAGGCCCGTAGGTCCTAGTAGTTCTCAAACTCGGCGTGGCCCTCATCGATGAGTGTGTCGCCTAGGCTCTTCCAGCCGCCCTCTACCTTGTATAGGCACACAATTAGCCAACGGCCATATTTGCCCTTGTCGCCGCTCTTGAAGGACCAGACGCGGAGCTTCTGACCGACGCCTAGGAGCTCCTCGGCGCGCTGCTCGGCCAGAGCACCCATCTCCTTCTCCTTGCCCCGCGTCTCCCAGGCGTCGACGCAGTCGTCGCTCTTGTCGTCTGGGGTCAGGACGGCGCCCTCGGCCAGCAGGCGGCAGTAGGCTCGGACATCGATCTCGAAGCCGATGTCAATTCGAAGGCGGAAGCTATCGCCGTCGATGACTCCTTCTAGTTTGCCCACATCCGGCACGACCTCAGCCTCTCTCCAGGGTGTATCGAAAGGCGTCGTCTCTTCGTCGGTCCACAGCTTGCCCATGAGCGGCCTCCAGGTGTCTGTAGGCTACATCATTAGGCGGGTAGGTAGAATAGGGTATGAAGACCGGCGCGAGGAAGGCAGTCGTCCGTAAGCTACGGAAGATGGTGAACCGGCATATCGGCAACATGGTCGATGAGAAGTTCGAAATGGGCTGCCTGGCGGCAAGTCTGTTCCCGGACTGGGTTGAGAGCGACTACTCCACCTTTGATCTTTACCTGTTCCACGGCTGTGGAATCCCATGGAACATCGCCAGTCGCCTGGAGACGATGGCTCACACCTACTACGAGATTCCATCTCTTCAGATTTGGATGCAGGTGGGATACACAAGAGCCGCCCAAGCAGCCGGACAAGGCCGAGAGGGCCAAATCCGAGCGCTGCTTGAAAGCGGCTCTAATGTGCTAGACGTGATGACGTTGATCTAGACGGCGATCGGCGCTTCGGTGCAGACCGTGGTGAGGATCCTGGTGCAGACCCGGTAGGGGTCGCAGTTGGCTCCGGGTCGCCGATCTTCGATGTAGCCGTAGCCCTGCTGGGCTACCTGGGCGGGGATGCGGATCGAGCAGCCGCGATCACTGTCACCGACCTTGAACGTGTTGATGTCGCACGTCTCGTGCTTGCCGGTCAGGCGCTTCTCCAGGCCGAAGCCGTAGTCTGCGATGTGCTCGGCGTGGACCTCCGACATCGCCTTGACCGCCGCCGCGATAGCCGACTTGCCGGTGCCTGGGTCTCGCATCTCCTTCGTGGAGAAGTTTGTGTGAGCGCCCGCACCGTTCCAGTCGCCTTGCTCAGGCTTGCAGTTGAGGGTGGCCGAGATGCCGTAGTCCTCGCCGATCCGGAACAGGAGCCAACGCGCAAAGATCAGGTGATCTGCGACTGTGAGAGGGTCGGCTGACTCGCCCGGGAACCCAGGACGATGACCGATCTGGAACTCCCACTGACCCAGCATGACTTCGGCATTGATGCCGTAGATCATCAGCCCGGCCCTCATGCAGGCGCTGAGGTGATCCTCGACCAGCTTGCGGCCCGCAACCTCGTCAGCTCCGACGCCGCAGTAGTAGGGTCCCTGAGCGCGCTGCGGGAGTCCCTTCTCCGGCCATCCAAGGGGGCGGCCAGTGTCTAGGTTGTAGAGCGTGTACTCCTGCTCGAAGCCGAACCAGGGATCGTGGTCCTCAGCGACCGACATGATGTCCCGCAGACGGCTGCGAGTGTTGGTCTTGTGCGGCATGTCGTCTGGAGTGGTGACCTCGCACAGGACCAGGAAGTTGGCGCCGCCGCGAATCGGGTCGTTGACGACGCGAACCGGGGTGAGCACCTGGTCTGAGTTGGACGTCCCCGCCTGATTGGTCGACGAGCCGTCGAAACCCCAGACCGGAAAGGACGTGTAGTCGATGACGCCCTTCTGATCATCGGGTAGATAGACCACACGGGTCTTCGACCGAAGGTTCTGGACAGGGATGTCGGCGGATCCGCCGTCCATCCAGATGTATTCAGCTCGTACGTGCATAAGGCCCTTCCTGACTAATGGGGTTTGAAAGGGCAGTTTATAGCGTACTTAGGGCCGCCTCGTCGAGCCAGCTCTTATGATCGGGCTCATTCACCGATCAGAGCGGCGGCCAGCGTGTTCATGAACGGGCCCACCACAGCATCGTTGCTGAGTCGACGAGCCGTCATCACCACGCGTGGCATATCGATGTGGTCCTCCGCGCATAGAGAGCGGATGATGGCTTGAGCTTCCTCACCTTTGAGTGAGGCCAACCAACGAAGCAGGTGTTCTTCAGGTGTCATAGGGTCTCCTAGTCTATTGATCCGACGATCCGATCGAGCACACCGACCATGTCGAGCATTGTCCCTAGGTATTCGATCGCCTTGTCTTTCCCCCAGGCGTGGAGCAGACACTCCCTCTCCTTGGGGCCGCCCTTGCAGGTTACCCCGTCCTTCTCGCCGAGCGCCTTGACTACGCTCGAATCGAACGCCTCGTTGTTCTTCCTCTGCATCTTGATGTTGATGACCCTCTTCCGAGGGCCGATGGTGATGGTGTAGTCGCCGTAGGCGATGGCGTACCAAGGCTCGTTTTTGAACTGGTCCTTGTAGTAGCCGTTGGGGAGCTCCGTCCTCGTCTTGTTGGCCAGTCCGACCGCCTCGAAGATCTCGTTGAAGAGCTTGGCGTGCCGGAGCTTGATCGGGTCGACCGGGACCTCGATTTCCTGACTCCGCCCTGCGTCCACCGCCTCCCAGGTCCACTCGCCGTCGACCTTGTTCTGGATCCAGACGCTGACCTCATCGCCGGGAACCTGGGGAGGGATAGGGGACGCAGGGTGCCCAGTCTGGTACCAGGACTTCTTGCCGGCCGCCGCGTGGGCTTCGAGCGCGTCTAGGATCTCCTGGGAGTGTCTCTTTACCTCGTAGAGGGCGTTCTCGGCCATGTTCTTGAGAACTGCCATCCGGTCGATGGCGTCAGGGGCGTCCATCATGCCCCATTCCGAGCCCGGGTCTGACACCCGCCTCTTCCAGTTGGGCTCCCACTGACCGATGGTTTTCAGGAGGCCGAGGAGCAGAGGACCCTTCTTGGGCTCGGCTACCCCGCCATCGAGAAGCGGAAAGACCAGCATCCCGATCGGGCCTCCGGCTCCGAGTTCGGCCAGCCTAGCGACAGCAGTGTTCCGATCTGCCTCAGGGGTCAAGGGGGTGACAAGCGCTCTGAGCTGAGAGACCTCTTCGTCGAAGGCGGCCTTGTTGGCCCGCCAGGTCTTGAGGACCGTGCCGTTGAACCAGTCGGCCACCCTCTCGGAGAGACCCTCGCCCGGCTTCCGCATGAGCATGAAGAGGTTCCCGCCGTCGGCGGCCATATGGACCCCGAACCGGTCGCAGCCCTTGCACTTGAAGTTGCTCTGCGACATCCCGCCGAAGGAACCACCGTGACCCTGCCACTTAGGCGCGGCGCAGATACAGGACGGTACGTTCTCTGGCAACGCCATTAGGGCATCTCCATGATCTCTGCTCTGATATCCATCAAAATGCGGCCCAAGTGATTTTCTCCCTCACCCTCACAGACCCCCCAAAAGGTGTCGCGCCAAGAGTTTCCTTCGACCAGGTGCTGTCGTCCGGTCAGGATCAACTTCTCTCTGAGTCCAGGGTTCTCGAACTTCTTCCGCAGGATCCCTTTCATCGTAGCGAGCTTGCAGATCCGCTCATTCTTGGTCCAGCCCTTAGACAGGGTGACCTTCTGGCCCAATCGCTTAGCCTTGCCGCAGGACTTGGCCTCCCTGATCTCTCGCCTTTGCTCAGGATCATCAGTCTTGGCGGCCTGATAGGCATGCTCTGAAGATGGATAAACGTCCCCCTGCCACTCGATGTCGATCATGTGGAAGTTGGAGAGCCAGCGGTATTCGCCTTTGAAGTCGGTGATGCTCACTTCGGCCCCTGACCGTAGGCGTGGTCCCAGTGCTCGTCTTCGGCGATCTCTTGGTCGGTCGGCAGTCTGTCGACCGTCACCACAGCCTCCAGCCGAGGGGCACCGAGGAGCGGGTAGTTGAAGACCCATTCCACACTCAGGACCTTCATTCGGTCGTCACTGATGTGCTTGTTGCGGAGGATCGACCCGACGGGCGGTGGCCCGTCTACAGCCTTCATCCTGTAGGGGTCTGGTACGACCCCTGGCCCTTTGTGCTTGATGATCATTTGTTGAACTGCTCGTAGTCTTCCTCGTCGTAGGCACGACAGGACGGATGATGGGCGTTGCCGCGACTCTCGCCGCAGCAGCACTCGGAGACGTGTTTGCCGCAGTCACACCACTCGGACGATCGCGACCCCGCCGCGTAGGTCTGGAGCGTGGGCTTAGGCGCAGGCTCAACCGGCTCGATGGGAGCTGGGCCGACCTTGCCGATCAGCTTGGGGCGGCGCTTCCCCCAAGCCCTGAGTTCTTCTACGTTCGGCGGCCGCCACTCACCAGTCCAGTGCTCGGACGTGTCCCACTCCTCGGGGTCCTCAGGGTGGTTCGACCTGTAGCTCGTGAGCTTGAGCTCGCCCTCGAATACCCACACACCAGGGGCAGGGGGCTCATCCAAGCCGTAGTCGCAGATGGACATCGACATGATGTTCTCCACGTAGACGCTGAACATCGGCTTCTCCTCTTCCCAGCTCAGGAGCATGCCATCGCTGCCGTCATGCGGAACGGCGGCAAAGACCTTGATCTTCTGGGGACCGCATGTGCCACCCCGGTCGCCTGGTAGCTTGATTTGTTCTCCTCGTGTGCTCATTAGGGCTTCAGCTCCTCTGCAAACCGTGTGTCTTCGGACGCGACGTGCTGCATGAACCAGCACAGCGCTTGATACCTGAAGTAGGTATTGACGTCGTGGTCCCTAAAGCTGGGAGGATCGTCGTAGTCGTGGGAGGAACAGATCTCATGCCATTCCCGCTCGGCCTCCCGTGGATGGTCCTTGGACGGGAACTCTCTCCAAGCCCGAAGCATCTTGATGTAATTGGTCACTGACGTCTTGTCGCCGGTCCTCCGCTCCTCGCCGATCCGCTCGACGAGGTAAGCCTCAACCGCGTCCGCGTCGAAGACTTCGTTCTGGTTCTGGAGCGAGAGCTTGGACATCGGGTAGTAGGGCTGGTCGGGCTTCATCTTGCAGCCCAGCGCCCACCGGAGCGGCTTCCGGTGGTTCACATTCAAAACCATGTCGCCGATGTCGCCAGTGACGACGATGCTGCCGGGCACCATGATCACTCTGAAGTGATAGACCCCGGTGCCCTTCTCGCCGCAGAACCACAATCCGGGCCCCTCCCTGGTGATCTGATGCTTGTCGAAGGTCTGGAACCCGACGACCTGTTCCAGTGCCTTCTCGTTGTTCGTCTTGGGACGTGCCTTGTTCATAGCGTCTTTTACCCGTCGATCGACACAGATACGAGGTAAACAAGTCTTAGGAACAGATGAGATATTACGACAAACGAGGAAACCCCATTACGCTGGAGCAGTGGTCTGTTCTCCTCAACGACCCTGACTACCAACGGGTTGCGATCGACCAAGGCTCGGGCAGGCAGGTCTCCACCGTCTGGTTGGGACTGGATCACCGGCATGGAAGAGGCGGATCGCCGCTTATCTTCGAGACCATGGTCTTTCCGATGAGTCCTAACGGTGATGTAGGCGTGGGCGAAATCGACGCCGATCGATACTCCACCCTGGAAGAGGCCCTAGCAGGCCACGCAGAGATGGCAAAGGATCACGCTTACGTGCTGGACAAGATCGTCAGGAAGCTGGAGGAGTCCGACAAGTCGGTCAAGGTCTGGACCATTCAGACGGAGGCGGCCTACGAGGAGCTCAAGGCGGAGGGAACGCTCTACGGTGACTGGAGCCGGGTGGACAAGGACTTCAAGAAGGCCTACTACTGGCTCTGCCATCAGATGGAGAATAGGGGCATGAGACTGAGGGGGCGGCCGCCGATCTGGGCTTGGCAGACGAAGCCCGACCTCCGGCACAACGCCCATCTCGAAAAGGGCGAGAAGGGCGTTCGACTGGAGTTGGAGGTTCCGTCGGTTGAGCTTCTGGCGTCGAACTACAGTGCATGGCACTGCGTGCTCAACGATCACTACCTCACGTCTACCGACGCCGAGACCGACAAGGCGTTCTCTGATGACGGCTACACCAGGGATGAGATCGAGCTCAGCTGGCAGAAGGTGTTCGACCTGGACTACTGCGTGTCCGCCGACTACGGGTCTGCGGTCCAGCTGACGATGCCGGCCCTGGAGCTCCACTACGTGAAGAAGGCTCAGGCGTTTCGAGGACGGTAGGCCTCTCGTGAGCCCTCGTTCGCGGGTCCGGACGCTTGACCTTTCCGGTGATCTTTCGGGTAAAAGCCTTTGTCTCTTGGGTCACGTGGCCCCCGCAGGTCGAGCAGAGCCAACCTGCCTCTGTAAGCTCGCACCTACGGGCATCAGCATCAGTCTTACAGAGGACGCACTTGACGGTCACATCACTATGTTAGATGAGTCGAGCCCCTTTGTGATCAAAGTCCCGGAGGGTGCGTCCCACATAGACCTAGGGCCGATTCTTCGCCCACTGATCTTCTCAATCCTGAAGCGTGGCCTAACCGATCCGGTGGCCATCGAGCGATACATCAAGGATGGGGACGAGGCCCTCGCCTACCGAGAGCTTCTCCCCAAGATCAACAGCGCCCTTCTGATCAACTATCTGCTTCAGCACGACTGGGTTCAGGCAAACAAGAACCACGTCTGCGTAGCATTCGTCAGAGAATACGATGCCAAGCGACCGACGTACGATCGATACGGCCCAAACGTTCGAGTTCACCTAGAGCGGGAGGATGCGAACCACCTGCTCCACAGACACAACGACACTATCGGCGACATCGCGCAGCACGACAGAAAGAGCAAGTTGGAGGTCACCAAGGAGATCATCGCCTCGGCCAACATCCTTGATCGAATCGTGGCTGAGCTAGGCGACTAATGTGCGACGTCGTGCCGCTCCCTCACGAAAGAGGGGAACCGGGGCACGCCAGCGTTGGTGAGCTCTTGGTATCGGTAGGTGATGGTCGCGCCGATCATGGGCGGATTGTCCCGTTGAGCGTCGGACATGCCCGTGCCGACCTTGAACTCGGTCCCGTCGGCGGCCCGAACCTCCAAGGCACCACATCGACCCTTGTGTCGGCCCTTGCCCTTGGTGTAGCCGGTCACGGTCGCCTCGGCGTCGTGGAAGGTCTTGACCTTCAGGAGGGAGTGGGATCGCCCCGCCTCGTAGAGAGACTCAGGTTGCCTCAGCATGAGACCCTCACCACCGGCCGCATCCATGAGGGTCAGCGCCTTCATCAGGTAGTCGATGCTCCTGCACTGGCTCTGAGCCACCGCTTCGCCGTAGGGCATGAACTCGACGACCTTGTTGACGACCTTGAATCGGTCCTCAACCCGCTTGTCGAAGCCGGGCGTGTCGAAGACGAGGTACTTGACCTTCTTCCAGAGGTCTCCAGCGTTGTGCCGTCGGACGATGCTGACGGTGTCCTGGAAGAGACCTCGACCGACGAAGAGCTCGCCGTCGAGAGGGAAGGAGGGGAACCCTTCAGTGAACCAGGCGGGGGCGTGGTAGACGTTGCCGAGCCGGGATAGGAACTTCGTGCCGTCCCAGTAGGCTCGGACGCCGTCCAGCTTCTCGCTCATCCACCACCCGGCGATGTCCTGCTCACCGTCCCACTTGTGGGCCAGGAGGATCTCAGGGACCTCCTTCGGAGCGACTACCAGCTTAGGAGCGGCGGCCTTCTTGGTGCCCTTCTTGGTCTTAGGGGCGGCGGCCACACCGTCGAGAGGGTTCTTCTTCTTCTTCTTCTTCCACGCCGTGGGCATGTTGTCGTGACCGACCCGGGAGACCTCGGCCTCAGCGCCCCGGTGTGTCACAAGGTGCTTACAGGTCCGGATGTCGATCGCGTGCGACTGCATCTTCCAGGCGACGCAGGAGCAGTCGTAGACGCCCCCAATGTTCCGCAGAACGTAGGGCGTCTTACCAGAACCCTTTACCTCAGTCGTCTCGCCATCATTCAGGTCAGCCATGAAGTCTTATACCTCTATTCGTGGTGGTTGATTCACCCACCACGAGTGGCCGAGCTGATTCATCGAGTTCTAGTGGTATGGCCGGTGATCCACGTCGGTCATTGATGCTCCTCATCGTGGCAGTCATCACAGTATTGACCGGCGGCCAGGCGTCTCCAGACCCTAGTCACCATGCGTGCGCATGATGAGCACTTGTAGACGCGGGGCTCCTCCCTCTCGGGAGGCTCGTAGTCCTCGCAGTCACACCCCGGCTCTACACACTCGTCCTGGCGAGTGGCGTACCAACAGCCTGGGCGGGAGAGCGGCAGGTGGTCATGACCACACTCCGCGCACGACTCGGAGTCAATGACGTGCTCCACTACTGGGAGTCGCTGCCGACCTCGTTGAGGTCGATGTGAATGGGCAACCCACTGATGATCGAATTGTCGGCCAGCCGACTCGCCCGTGAGTTGTAGTCTTCTACTAGAGCAATACGTCTCTTCTGAGCGTCGAGGATCGCCTGGTTCAGGCGCCGTGACTCAACGCGGTCTTCCTCGCGCGAGATGCTCAGGAGACCGGACCTCTCGGCAACCTCCGCCTGGTGCCTGGCGAGCGCATCCTGCGCGAGTCTTACCTCGACATCGGATCCAGCGATTACCTCGCGTTGCTCCAGGAACCAGTCCCGGTCGATGGTCACCGCGTCGACCTTGCTGTTCATGTGAAGGGCCAGCTTGGTGACCGTCACACCCACGCTGATCAACACGATCAGCAGCACGATCCTGACGATCCACCTCGTGATCCGCTCCGGCGACGCGACCTTGTCTACCGTCTTCTCGATCTCATCCAGTGGCATCGTCGTCTCCCTCAATCAGCGCCAGCTTGTCTAGCGCGTTTAGTTCTTCTAGCTCGTCCTGGTAGATCTGCGTGGCAGAGAACTCACCATCCATCGTCTGGATCGACCAGTAGTTCCCGGCCCTCATGCCGGGGGTGTCTGGGGTGTAGTGGGTCAGCCGGACGAAGGTCCCTGGCTCGGGGCTCATCACCTCCTTGTGCCAGCCGTTCTCCGTCTCCCACTCCTTGTAGAGTTCCGGCGTCGGATCCTTCAGCTTGAAGACCTTGCCGACCATCGCATACATCCGATCCCGAAACGGGAGCTCATGGCCATTCCAATAGTCCCGGCACTCCTCGGTGTCCTCCTCGTGGCCGAGCACATCACACCGGGAGCAGTAGGTCTCGTTCACCAGGAATCGGCCCTTCCGGTTCGATCCATGTGACCGAGGATCTCTTCGATCCTGTCGTAGTGCTGTTGCCGCCGCTCGGCGAACTGGCTCAGGCTGATGATCTCCTCCTGACAGTTGGCGAAGCTACCGTTGATCGACATGAGTTCGACCTTGAGTTGCATGATCGGTGTAGGCTGCCGGAACTTAGCCGACACGCCCGGGATACCGGGCAGAGCGTCTATAGGCGCGTCGTGGTAGCCACATGAGCCGCAGTATTTGGACCTGATGTCCATCTCGTTGAAGGACCGTCGTGAACACTTTGGGCAGACGATGGCGTCGGCCATTCAGACCTCACAGACGATGTCGGCTCGAACCAATCGAGCGAACCCGTTCTTTTGTCGCTTTGCGGGCTTGCCGTCCTTCTTGTAGGCAACGTCGTGACCCTTCCACCAGTAGGCCTCGAACTTGGCGCCCCACGGGGAGAGCTCAAGCACCTTCGCTCGGCCTAGGAGGATGGACTTGTCGCCCCTCGCGACTCGGAGAGTCGCGTAGTCGCCCTTTCGATCAAAGAAGACCTGGGCGTCCTTCCACGTCTCCTCCTTCCTAGACCCCATCTTCTGGGTATGGAAGTTGAAGTCGTCAACCGGTTCGTCGTAGGTGATCTTGACCGTGCCGTAGCTGAAGTGCGTGAGGATCATGCACTCTTTTACCCGGGGCGTCGGCTGTCGCCCAGCCGAGACTCTAGCAGCGAGTACCCTCAGGTCGGTTGAGCATCGTCTGGACAGTCTTCGGCTCCAACGCCTTGGTCAGGTTCTCCTTGACCTTGTCAGCCTGGAGCTTGGTGAACGACACAGAGCCGTCCTCTGCTGTGGCCATGCTGAGAGCGCCCTGAAACCAATTACAAAAATCTCTGGTATCCATCGTGCCTCCTAGCACATCATTCGGGTGTCATGGCGACCACCGGATGGTCGCTTCAGCGCCTTGGTGGCTGTCGCTTGCGCCGTTTCGATCTTCTTCTCTAGCTCCTTTAGCTTCTCCTCCGACAGGGGCGTGAGCGTGTCGGCCCCTAAGTCATCGAGGAGCGAACGAAGCTTGTTGACGTCCACACCGTCGTGGACCGCCTGGAGAGCCCCCTGGACATTCGGGTCGTCTGAATGCGATGGGTCGATTTCGTGGAGGAAAACGAGGTTGAGATGTCTCCTGATGAGATCGGTCTGACGCTCATCAAGGGTCTTCGGGTCGGCCAGCTCGAATAGGCCCTGCAGCCAGTAAGCAAAGTCTCGACTAGTGATGACGCACCTCCAAACCGTGAAAACTAGAGCGATTTGGAGGCATTCTAGTAGAAACTAACGGAAATGACTAGTCCGTTCCCTCGTAGCCGGCGAACCGGTCGTTAGGACCCTGGTCTTCATCGATCTTGTGCGTCCACTCCCACGGGAAGTCCGAGATCTGACGTTGGCCGCATCTGACTTGGGTGAAGGTGATTACGGCGTTTATCTCATCCAACCACTGCTCGGCTGGTGGTCCTACGAGGCGCTGGATTGTGCCGTCGGCATACTCGAACTCAACCCTCACCATCGGCGACTTGTCGGCCACTTGACGACCCTCCTACAGCATCAACGATGTCATCCAGGATCATAACCCGTCGTAGGTAGGGCAGGACGATGTCTCTCACCCGATGTCTGTTGAGATAGCCACCAGAGCCGTCGTTCTGGGTGAAGGCCCTATCTCCGTTGATCGAGGACTCTCCGGGGATGAAAAGATCGACCCATAGACCTCGCAGCTGCTCGAACTTGATGTCCACATCCCCGAGCCGGCAGGTGATCATGGATCCGGATCCCCAGTTCACGGGTATCGACTTGCCGTGGAGCTTCAACAGCTTGAAGCATCGATCCTTGAGCTCTTTGACAAGCGCCTCTTGGGTAGCATTGTCTTCAGTAGTTCCAGTCTGATCGTCGTCCCACATGTCTGGGTTTTACCGGGTAGAACATGGTATGACTCGAATGACGATCATGAGAGGTGGACCGGGCTCTGGTAAGAGCTTTCAGGTTGCCCAGCTCTGCTTCACCAGGGACAAGGCTCCTGTCGTCTGCTCTGCGGACGAGTTCTTCGTTGATGACAACGGAAACTACAGCTTCGATCCCAGATGGCTGGGGAGGGCCCACGGCGCTTGCCTGAAGAAGTGCGTGGAGTCGATGGTCGCTCGGGAAAACGTCATCATCGACAACACCAACAGCAGTCCGACCGAGATGATCCCCTACCTGGCCTTGTGTCAGGCGTTCGGTTATTCCTGCACTGTGATCAAGGTCCTTTGCGACCGGAAGATCGCTTGGAAGCGGCAGTCGCACGGAGTGCCGGAGGACAAGTTCAACGAGATCCACTCCGCCGTTGAGCAGACCAAGGTCCCGTCCCTTTACCGGGGTGCTCCGTGGCTGACCGAGAGGGAGGTCAGGTCGGACGGACTCTATCGGCCGCATCCCAAGATCTACCAGCCCTACTCCGGAGCTCGGTGCATCAAGTGCTCCGGCAACATCGTCTACAGCTACTCCGACGGGACCAAGGAGGGCTTCCGGTACTGTGACCACGAGGAAGACTGGTGCACGTGCCCTGACGGTCAAGAGGAGCCAGGGGAACCGTACGCTGGTCTCCCCCGCGAGTGCAACTGCGGGGTGAGCAAAGGCCTGCGGTCCGACCACGAGTCACAGTGTCAGGCGACCTACATCCAGAGGAAGTGATGCTCGAAGAACGACAAAAGGAGCGAGACGCCGTCGCCGCCGACTACGCGGCTATCGGGGTTGAGATCGCCAAGGCCAAGCTGGCTAGCGAGCCCACCGAGGTTCTCATCGAACAGGCGGCCGAGCTCAAGGAAAGGCTCAAGGACCTAGACGAGCTCATCTCTCACCTGATCCCCAAGGAGGAGAGGCCCAGGCCGAAGATCGAGGACTGCATCCTGCGGCGGCTCTACAAGCTCAAGTGCCGGAACCTAAAGATGGGTATTTATGACGGCAAGCAGGGCTTTATCGGCATTCGGAGCAAGTTTGCGTCGCGCTTCCTCGACACTGAGTATCACTGGGACCAGGGTCCGCCTTACGGCACGGTGCACACGGCCATCGATACTGGCGTCGATCTCCCCGCGCACATCTCGCTCTGCGAGGCGCCGGGCACGGTCGATCAGACTACTGACCGGTGGGTCGAGTTCGACAAGCCCATCGCCGATGGCGGTAGGGGCTGGTACTACGCCGATACTGGTGAGGCTAGCGCGGACATCGTACCGGTGGGAAAGACCAACACCGCGCTCTTCGATTGGCTTGTTGAGCAAGGCGCTGTTCCCGACTAGATTCACCGCATGGACCGCTCGGGGCCTCGCAGAAATAGGGGACACAGAGATCGACTCTCCTGGGTAAGAGAGAGTATGAGCGACGTCCAACTATATCGAGCATCTGTTGAGATCCTGGTCTGGCACCCTGAAGCTGAGACCTGGGACAAGCCTGACGAGAACCCCCGGCTACTTACGGTCACAAATCGGCGGTGGGGAGGGTTCTCCTGCCCTGGTGGAAAGGTCGAGAAGGGCGAGAGCCTGATGGCGGCCGCCAGACGGGAGTTCTTCGAAGAGACTGGCTGCGAGGCCCACAACCTCGAACAGTGGATGGGCGGGGTTCACTATGACGCGCCGAAGGACGAAGGACCGCCGTGGTTCTGCATGGCATTCTGGGCCAACATCGGGGATCAGATCCCAACCCAGCAAGAGGAAGGGACGGAGATCGGCTGGCACACGCCTCAACAGCTGATGAGCGACTCTATCTACCCTGAGTGGTATCGATTCCTCTTCGCCCAAGCGGACATGGGCTACCAACTAAAGGACATCTAATGAACTGCCCGATGTGTGACCGAGATCGAGACTTGACGTTCCATCACTTGATCCCGCAGACGTGCCACAAGAACAAGTGGTTCAAGAAGAACTTCACCAGGGAGGAGATGCACGCCGGCATCGACATCTGCCGAGACTGTCACTCGGCGATCCACAAGTACATCCCCAACGAGAAGAAGCTTGGACGGGACTACAACACGATCGAGAAGCTGATGGCCCACACGGCACTAGCCAAGTACGTCGAGTGGCTCAGCAAGCAGCGACGGCAGGGAAGGTTTAAGGTCAGAGTATGAAGGTCACGGTTAAGGAAGAGTTCGATCTCTTCGAGCTCTTCGTGCATGACACCGAAGCGATTCACGCCCTCTGCCCATACGAAGTGGCCGAGGCCATTAACGAACACTTGTGCGAATCAGGCTGGAAGGTCAGCCCGCCGGAGAGCCTGAGCCGGTTCACCCTCTTCAGTATCGATGATGAGGAGGAGGGATACCTGGAGCGCTACTACACCGCCCAACAGGTGAAGGATGCTTTCCCACCCGAGGTTGTCGAAGCCCTCGAAGAGATCAACGAACTAGAGTTCGATCTCAGCCCGAGGAAGCAGAGCTAGACTCCGTGGAGCAGCGCCGACCGTAGGTCATGATGGACCGGAATCGGACCAGCTGGCGCCGGAAGGCCCAACGCGGTTGCGAACTTGTCCACACCGTTGGCGATGGATGCTAGGTAGCGGTTCTTGGGCGAACCCTCTGGGAAGCCCAGGACTACGCGATCGGGCCAAGTGGCGGCCATGAACCCGAACTCGACGTTGGTGGTGAACGCCGGCATATTCTCCAGGTTACGGGGCACCCAGAAGAGAACTCGCTCGGCACGACCTAGCGCCTGCCACTCCCACTCGACCTGGCGTTGGTAGTCGCCACACCAGCCCCAGTTCTCGTCTTGAGGGACGAAGACGTAGCCGGTGTAGCCGGCCTCCTCCAAGATCTCCAACGCTTCCTGCCGCCACCCCTGAACGTTCTTGTCGCGCGGTGTTGGTCCCGCCAGGAAGATGCTGTTGGGTGTGACCCCCCTCCGCGTCGGAGGCAGGTCTTGGGGAACGAAGACGACCTTAGGACCGATGGACACGAGCTCTCTCCTCCTCGATTGTCTGAGCCACGTAGGCGCAGACCTCGACGATGCTGAGGATTGAATCAGACTCCTTGAGCTTGTCGCCGAATTCAGTCCTGGTCTTCACACCGGCCGCCTCGACCATGTGGGAAGGGAGGTGTTCTGCAAGCCCGTCGAGCATACGCCCTCGGATCTGAGCGAATCGCAGCTGGTCAGCGTCGCTGAGTGGGTCCGGCACTGGCTTTCTCCTCGTGGTCAATGCAGACCGCAGTCCACGCTGTGATGTCGATGATCGCCGTCAACGTCTCGGATGTGTAGATGTGCTTGTGAAATTCGGCGCGATCCTTTGAGCCGGAGTTAGACAGCCAGTCGTCCGGCAGATGTGTGGCGAGGTCGCGGATCATCCGGTTCTTGATTGCGATAAACCTAGCATTCACGATCGGGTCTTGGGGGCTTGGACCGGTCGGCTCGTTCATACAACTCCTCCGAGTACCACAGGGTAAATCAAATCCTTCCTCCGTGGCAGCAACGCGGTTAAAAACGACACGGTGACTAAGGCCGGTGCGTTATCCACCCTTAGTTAAGGCGTAGGCCATGACCTCAAGGACGGTTACGACTCGCCAGCCATCGGGTCCCTGAAGGTTCCAGCCGCCGGACATCGTAACTTTTCTTGTGATCGGGTCGACGCTATCTGCTATCGCAAACACCCCGTTCTTAGACTCTCGGACCAAGTAGGTTGAATGGCAACCGTCGCCGATCCACCTGGCTTTCGTCGACATGATCAACTGGCCTTCGACAAACCGTTCCATAAGCACTTCTACCGCGTTCGGAGGTAGAACCAGTCATGTCCACCGAGACGATCACCGAAACCGATACGACCACCAGGCTCATCCCGCCCTGGCACGTGATACTCCTCAACGACGACGACCACAGCTTCGAGTATGTCATCGCCATGCTCTACGCGGTCTTCGGGTTTCCCCCTACCAAGGGGTTTAAGCACGCCGAGGAGGTCGACGCGACCGGTCGGACCATCTTGATTACTACCAGTCGTGAGCACGCCGAGCTGAAGCAGGAACAGTGTCACGCCTTCGGCCCCGACCCCCTAGTCCCCAGGTGCAAGGGATCCATGACCTGCATCATTGAGCCAGCATGAGCGACGACAAGACACCTCTCAACGCGACGAGACTCGCTGCGATCTACGAGACCGCCAAAGTGTGGTCCGTAGACCGGTGCGAAGGCGCGTATCACCAGGACGGCTGTAAGTGTGTGAGGCGCAGTCCTCTGTCCGGGCCGGCGGCCGAGATGATCGAGGAGATCAGACGCCTTCGACAGATCGCGGAGGACACAGTCAAGCAGTCGGCCCTAGTTGAGGGTCCAGACGGGCCGAAGGTGATGATCAGCTACGAGAGCTTCCGTCAGTTAGCGGAGGCGGCCAAAGACAACGAGCGATATGACTAAGACTCACTACACTTGTCAGGCCATGGTGCGAGGTACCAGTAAAGCTGGGTGTCATCAGGAGATTCAGGCGGCCGCACGAGACTACAAGACTTTGCGATCAGCTGGCTGGGCTCACAACGGAAACTACCGTCGGGATCACTGGAAGTGCCCAGCGTGCAAACCGGAGAATATCTGATGGGAATGAGCTACAGGACCTACGTGGGGCCCTATCTCTGGTGCAGTGTTCGGACCCGACCGGCGACAAAGGAGATCAGGCTCTGCGCGCGGTCGGAGTGCCGGTTCTTCCGAGAGAGCAGTCCCATGCCCAGCGACAGCAACTTCTGCCCCCAATGCGGCACACCGGCCGTAGACAAGATCGTCGAGGTCGAGGGACAGGTCGAAGAGATCCTCAGCAGCTGCGATCTCATGGAGGCCACCAACGAGAATCTAGTTCCGGTCAACAACAACTACGCGGACGCCGGGGTCCACCTGTTCGTCTCGAACCTCGCCAAGGCTCCGGGCCTTCGACTGGAGAGGGGAGGAGATCTCGGCGAGATCATGCAGTATGACGGTGTGATCATTGATCAAGAGCTCACGGCCTTCAGGGAGCGGCACGCCGATGATCTGGAGATCGTCTACGAGCACTACGGCGAGGATCGTGTTGAGGTCCGGTGGGGCGTGTTGGCCTCTTACGGGTGAAAAAGACGAAGATCGTGAACTGTCTACGCGAAGAGTTCGATGTGTATATCGGACGAGCGGGCAAGGGTCACGACGGAACCTTCGGTAATCCGTTCAGGCGCGGCCCGGACGACCCCCCAGGCTCGACGCTCATCAAGTTCGAGGAGTATTTCCTCAAGCGCGTCGAGGAGGACCAGGAGTTCCGAGAGAAGGTTCTCGCCCTAAAGGGTAAGAGGTTAGGATGCTTCTGTCCGCCTAAGAGGGCGTGCCACGGTCGCACCTATGTCAGGTGGCTGGACGGCGAACCCGAGCCAAAGGCGGAGCAGCTGGAGTTCTTCTGATGACCGAGCCTGAGAAATACGACTACACGACGCCGGCCGTGGTGAAGAAGATTCTGACCCCTGGCATGGCTCTGGACATCACGTTGGAGCAGGCTCAAGAGGCCATCAAGGATCTCGCGAAGGCGCTCCAGGACACGCGTGAGCGTTACACCGCTCTGGAGTACAAGCACCACAAGGCTATGTCCGATGTCGAGATCCGGCTGGCGCAGGCACGGGGGCAGAAGCCCGACCAGCCGAAGTATCAGGACGGCATTCGCTATGCCTCCGAGACCCCCCGTCCCATGGGCCCGGACGGTTTCCCGCAGCGAGGCATCGTCTAGCGCCGGGTAGAACACGGTATGAGAGAGCCCCCGTACGACAAGATCGAGCTGATAGACCTCAAGCCGTGCCCGTTTTGCGGTCATACGCAGCGGGGAGTGGAGCCGAACACTAGGGTCCGGATCATGTTCGTCGGTATGGCCGTCTACGTACAGTGTGGGCGCTGTCGTGCGATAGGGTCTAGTGTAGGGATACCGGGCCACATTGATGAGCTTGGTGCGTTTATGGATATGGTTGCCGACGTAGACATCTTCGGCCTCCCGTCAAACCCTCGGGCATTCAACGACTGTGAACTCGATCTCTGGATGTCGCAGCTCGCCGCCAAGTTCTGGAACAACCGAAAGCCCCAGCGAGCGTGATGGACCACCACGCACTGCTCTATTCCCACGCTGTCGTCCAGGCCGCCCGGGTCGGTCTGCCTCTGCACTGGGAGGAAGACATCATGACCTTCACCGCCCCGGGGCATGACGACTGGATCATCGGTTGGTGCCCCAACACCTTCAATCAGCTGCGGATCAAGGTGATGAGGTTTCACCAACCTGAGGACGCCTACCCGGACATCAAGCGGGAGTGTTGAACCTACGACTGGGAGGTGGGCGCCAGGCTGGTTGCCCAACTGATCGCGTCCAAGGACCCACTAGGGCTGGTCGAGTCGTGGGAGACGCCGGACAACTGCGAGCTGCCAGGATATGGCCGGGTGCGGATCGACAACGTCTAGTAGGGCGTTCCGGCCAACGTGATCAGAGATGCGAACTCCGGCCTCACGAGTGTGATTTTGTGCCGGGTGCGGATCGCGCGCCGAAGAGTCTTGTCGGCCGGATCTACGAAGTTCGGTGTGATCTCGACCATGGTGTAAGGACTGTAGATGACGCACGTATCCATTACGCTGTCGTCTGCCTGATACCAGGCCAGCAGCTTCCCTACGGGGAAGAGGGGATCCAGGTAGACGCCCCTGCCGTCAACCTCGCCGATTTTGGCGATGCCGTCTGCCTCTTGGACGTCAAAGCCAAGCTGGGCCAGCATCGCCGCGTTGCCAATGACCCTGTTTGCCGGGTTCCGCTGAGACCCCCGATGGACGATGTGGGCCGCCCTGTCCAGAGCTTCTTTGAGATCACCGCCGGCGGCCAACTCGATCTTGTTGTTGTCCAGGACGCCGTTCAGGATCGTTCCTACGATCTCCCGAGCCACCTCGGTCAGGAGTGCGTCGATGTTCAGAGCCCCCTCTTCGTTGACGTCGGTGTGTGCCTTGCAGCGCCTCGACTCCGCTCGGATCTCTTGAGGGATGATGTCCAGCACGACGGAAGGCACCTTGACCTTCCTCTCGACGCCGTCTTGAATCAGGGTCGCCTCCTCCATCTCCCCGAAGCGCGGCTTGTAGTAGTAGACGATCCCGATCGGCCCAGTCATCGGCTGCACCGCGCAGAGGTCCGGGAGCACGTGGGTCCGGACCGAGGCCTTGAGGTTATCGAAGAGATCCTCCGTCCACGAGCCGAGGACCAATGCCCGGGTCTCCTCGACGAGACGCTGAAGGTGTCTGCTCTGGTTCTCGCAGACCATGGCAGCGATGTTCGACCTGTAGCCGTCCTCTAGGCCCCACTTGGTGCGGAGCTTCTCTAGATAGCTCTCGTCCGGCATACCATCAAGCTGAGTCATAGTTCCTCCTGATGCGGAGGGTACCACAACTACATCAGATTTACATCAGACAATCTGCGCCAACCGCTCCAGGACGTTGACCTTAACCACCTGGATGTGGCTCGGATGGGCCACATGGATGTTGTGGTTCAGGTAGATCGCGAAGTTGTGGCGGCCGTCCATCGGATCGAGCGGGTAGCAGAAGGGCGAGTAGACGACCGGCGTGTCTACGATGCTTGGTCCCATGTACCAGAGCATTACTTCACCGTCAGGGAACAGCGGATCCAGGTAGACGTGCATCCTCTGCTTGTAGACGCCTACCTTCTTCACCAGGCCGGTATCAGTCGTGTCCCACTCGTCCGGATCCTCCGGCGAGAAAAGCTCCAACATCTTCTCATTGCCGATCACGTGATTGGCCGGGCCCCGCATGCAGCGCTTGTGGACCATCTGCGAGGCGCGAAGGATATCAGTGTCGAACGCGGTGTAGGTCGACTCCAACACATTGCCGGCGGCCGATCCCGCGCCGTGCATGACGCCCAACACCTCGCGGATGGACGCCAGCATGACCGAGTCGAACACGCTGTCGATGAGCGCGAAGTTTCCTGGGTAGATCCTGACGCCGAGTCGCCTGATGGAGGCTTGGACGTTGACCGTCTGCAGGTTCAACGTCATCGTCGGGATCGATGTGCTCCCAGGAGTAGTGGGTCCGGCCGGCGTGGTGATGTTGGTTTGGCCGTAGAAGCCGATGGTGTCTGATGGCCTCCGTAGGGGCTGGACCGACACCATGTCGATCAGGGGGCAGTGCACCCAGGCCTTCACGAGAGCTCGGTAGAACTTGTCCTTCCAGTTGTCGCCATAGGTCTCTTCCAGATCATCGGGGATCAGCGATGAGCAAAGGACGTTGGCCTGGTTCTCCAACAGTAGAGCGATGACGCCAGAGCGCTTGTGATGGCCGGGGAGGTAACCCTCCCACTTCTCGGTCAGAGCCTTGATGTGGTCGTTGTCCAACATGGTGGGCATAGTACCACAAGCCCACCCAAGGTCATCAGTTGTGTCGATGCTCGGCGATTTTCTCCTTGTTCTCGCTCATGAGCTGCCACTGCCGGCGGTCCGCCTCGTCGTTGCGGTCCAGGCGCGCGTTGATAACCGCCCGATCCTCCTTGAGGGCCTGGATCGCCTTCTCGTTCTCACTAAGGCGCGAGTGGATGCCACCGAAGACGTAGCTGATGACCGCGATTGAGCCAGGAATGAAGACCAGCGCGAGAAGCGCGAGGAGTCCCTTGACCGCCCACTGAGGGATATGTCCAGGGTCCGATTGCTGGACCACAATCGGCGCCGGGGCCTGAGGATCAAAAGGGGCTGGGTCGTCTGGGGGCATCACTAACCTCTGAGGACGAGGATAGCAATCAACCCTAGCTAAACGTAGGGTTTAGGACTTGATGTAGCCCGTGCGGCCGCAGTTCTTGCAGGTCTCGTCTCGGGCAATCCAGCCCGTGCCGACGCAGTCCGGGCAGGCCCTTAGGCCCAATAGGCTTACGAGCTTGTTGCGCGGCGTCGTGCCGACCAGGCCCACGTCCTTGAGCTCTGAGAACGTGGTCAGAATGCCGAGCGCTTGGTGGTGCTTGGAGACGACCTTGCCCATGCCGTCCAGCTCGGTCTCGGCCTTGGCCCTCCTCTCCTCATCAGCTGCGAGGTAGGCGGTGACCGCGTCACACATCTTCTCCAGCGCGACCAGCGACTTGTACATCTGTTGGCGCATTTGGTCTTCAGCTGGAGTGGTCATCGAGCTCCTTGGCCATCTGGTCGAGCACGTTGATCGACTCGACCTTCTCTACCCACATGGGATAGTACCAGGTCTTGGGCATGACCACACCGTTTGTCGTTTTGATCGTGAGGGGGCCGGGACTGTCCTTCCAGGAGATCCGGATCTCCCCGTCGTCGTCATCGTTCATGGGCAGACACTCGACGACTACGCCGGTGAACTCCCAGTCGTAGCCGCCGGCCTCCTTGTCGAGCCAGACGACCTCGTCTCCGAGCCTAAGCCAGCATCCGTTGGGCGTCTTCCAAGCCACAAGCGTTGTCTCCATCAGTCGAAGTCTGCTTCCACAGCCATCCGGACAAGCACGTTGTTGAAGTCGTTGAAGTCGGCCAGAAGCTGATCGATCAGCTTCTGCTCACTCATCGTCGATCCATCTTGCCTGAGGGCCAAAGGGATGATGTTGAACCAGACGACGTTGTTGAAGGAGGCGTTTCCCCTTCGGTACTTCTTGGCCAAGAACTGCTGGAAGTCCTGAAACGTGCTCGTGCCGTGTAGACCGGCGTGCTCGTCAGCCCCCCACGCGTAACCGCTGATGTAGGAGACGGCCATGTCGTAGTTGGTCTTCCCTACGTACATCGCTGGCCGGAGCAGGATTTCCCGAATCCTCTTAACGATCTTCGGCGACAACCTAGTGCTGTGCATGGTTACTCCTCGATGGCGCCCAGGATGTCGAGCACGGTGCCGTTGATGTTGGTGTCTAGCGTCTGCAGTCGCTGTGGACTGAGGATCCTGATCCGCCCCGTCTTGAGGTTGAGGGCCGCTCGAACATCGCATGTTCCTCGGCAGCAAGAGAGCAGAGCGAATGTCGTCTCCAGTGAACCGGCCTCTCCTCCAACGCCGTCCTGCGTAAGGAGCTGACCATCGATGGGGCACCGCTGCTGCATGAGCCGAGCGATACGGTCGTGCTTGGCCTGCTTGGCCTTACTCATCGATCAACCGCTCGCCGTTCTCGTCGACGAACTCACACGTGGAGTAGGCGGCGGCCGTCATGTCGGCGTGTCGCACCCACCAGACGTCCCCGCCGTGGCCTCCCACCCAGGAGCCGAGCTCCCCCCAGGCTCCAGGTCGTCGAGCTTCGATGTGCTTCTCCGCGATTAGGAAGCCCCCAGTCCCATGGAGGGGGGCAACCGTCCTGACGAGCTTCCGGCCGCTGGCTCGGCACCGAGCTCGGACCAACCTCTCGGCCGCGTCCTCGGTGCCCTGCTCCATGAAGGCTCGTTCGAGCTCTCGTAGTTGAGCGTCGCTCATGCTTCCTTCTTACTGCCGGACATCGACATGAGGAAGATGAGACCGACCGGCAGGGACAGCCCAATACCAAGGCCCGCGATCAGTCCGCCGAAGCCTCCGACGCCGTATCCGATGCCCATCGAGACTAGAACCACGACCAGCGCGACACCGATAAAGGCGCAACAGGCGAGGGCACCTTCACCGTTCGACTCAGGCTTGCCCCAACCGCACCGATCACAGTGCTGCTCCATGATCCTCCACGAGACCGAGAAGGTGCAGTTCGGGCACTTCTTGTGATCGGTCTTGGGCTTGTCCTTGGGCTTGTTGGCCTGAGTGTTCTCCGTGTTCTGATACCGCCGGTTCCCGGCGGTGTCGTCGTGGAGCCAACCATCAGATCCTCGGTACTTCATCCCTGCTCCACCCTCACCAGGAACGGCGGCCGGTACGTGGGGAACACCGACCGGACCCAGTGATCCCAGTGGGTGTTCTCCCAGTCGTAGTCATCGACGATCCGGGGCTCGTTCTGGTAGTTGATGACGCCTACCTGGAGGCAGCTGGGATCGGTCAGCTTCTTGCCGGCGGCCCTCTTCCAGTAGGCTACTACCAGAGCGTCAGCATACCTAGTGCCCTGGTCGGGTCGAGTGCTCATGTCGATACCGACGATGACCTCCTCGGACTCGCCCAGCTTGTTCCAGAAGTGCTGGACCAAGTCCGGCACCTCAACTGCCATGGCGTGGACCTGTAGTCCACCGTCCTTGTCCATCGAGATCATCTGGTGAGGGTAGACTCCTTCCTCATCGATCGCGATCTTGACCATGCCCATAAACGTCTCGGGGAGCGTCTCGCTCATGCTTCGTCTTCCTTGTCCGATTTGTCTAGGGCGTGGACGATCCGGTCTAGGAGCGGCATCGTCTCGTCTTCCAGCTCCCACTCGTGGACCTGACACATCATCCGGCATACTTCGTGGAAGTCGCTGATCCGCCTCTTGCCCCAGTACTTGTCCCGAATGACGGCGGTGGCCGGAGCCTCCCAAGAGTAGTTGTTGTCCGTCCAGCAGTAGTTCTGCTCGGTACCCTCGGTCCATTGGTGGATCGTCGCCTGCGTGTCGGACATTAGCTGGAGGCCGTGCGCAACCTCGATCGCGTGGGCTCGCATGAGCTCGACGTTTGGCACGTTCCGCATGATGATTGTGATTACCTCGCCGCTCCTGTCGTGAGCGACCGGGTCGGTCTTGTGGAGGACCAACTTGCTCACGTCCCGCCAGGGGATGTGGAAGCACTTCTCCAGCATCGCAAGTCGGTCGTAACCATCATCAGGCTTGTGTCTGAAGCACAACGCCTCGTAGGCACCGTCCTCTCTCCGATATAGCTGGGTGCAGAACCGACCTCCTCTGCCGCCCTCTTGGTGGCACTTGGTGCAGTGAAGCTCGCCCCTGAAGACCTTGCCGTTTTCCATACCTCTTCTACCTAGAAAGAGGTATTAGGCGTCCACGGTTCCAGACTCGTCCTTGTCGTAGAACCACTCCATGATCCGCTTGTGGATCAGCTCCTCCATCTCGGAGTCCGAGACCCACGGACCAACGCCCGGGAACTCGAAGAGCGCTCCACCCTCGGCCGATCCATCAGGGAGCGACTTGGCCCCCGACTTGTCGCCGAACCGGTCTGCGAGCGTCTCGCCGAGGGGTGTGGTGTAGTCCTCGCTCCTGGCGCAGACTCGAATCTTCAGTGTGACATCGCCGGTTGTCTTGTCCTTGACCTCGACAACCGCCCACGTGACCGCCAACGGCGCTCCGACGGTCCTCAGGAGCTCATCGGCGACCATGGCCAGGTCGTCGCCGCACTTCTCCGGGATCCGGCCCAGACCGCCTAGGATTCGACCCTTACGGTAGGTGTCGTGCTTGTCCACGTAGGCTACTGCTCGGGACAGGTGCTTCAGGAAGGAGAACTGGCGCTTGTAGTTGACCAGGTCGCAGAGCAAGGAAGCGTCTGTGTAGCGCTTGACCCAGGCATAGGCCTGGTCATCACGCTCCCCCGACCGTGTGTTGCTCTTGCAGTCGGTGTAAATGCCGAGGGCGAGCATCAGCGCCAGGTCGGATTTGAACTCCCAGGTCTCCGGCGTGATCTCTGAAAGAAGCTCTGCGACCATCGTACTTGCCGAGCCTGAACTCTCGTCGAGCCAGAGAAAGATGTCCTCTCGGTCCTTGATGTCAGACTTCTCGTGATGATCGACCACGATCACCGGCTCGATCACGAAGGGCAGGCGGCTGTCCTTTGACTTGCTGGAGTCGACCAGGACGATGTTCTCTGGGCACTGACCGGATGAATCAGTGTTCGGGTCCGTGAGCGACCGCATCCTGCTCATCAGACCGAGCTTCTGGCAGAGCGCCTCGTTTTGGGGATGCCCCACTCGTCCTTGGTAGTAGATGTGAGAGGTATGGCCGAGTTGGCTCAGGACTTCTTGCATACCGAAGGCCGACCCGATTGCGTCGGGGTCGATCTGAGCGATGTAGATGGCGAATGGGCCATGCTCGGCCCGTTCCGCCGCCACTCGCCTCAACTTCTCGATACGACTCTCGTCGATACCGGGGCGTGCGATCTTCCGGGTAACGGTCATCGTCTCCTGGGCAAGCGCCTTTACTTCGGCCATCCTAGAACCTCGCTCGTGCTTAGTGAAATCGGATCTCGCGCGAAGCGCGAGACCTAGTGTAGTGCGCAGGCTTCCTTTTACCCTATCGGCCGAATTCGGTATAACAAACCCCATGAACGACACAATCAAAAACGATGACGCTAAGCATCAATACGTGTTGGTTGCCATGTGGACCGCGAAGGATCATCACGGGCAAGAGCAATACTCCCACCGAGTGGTTCATTCGACGTGGGAGGGCGAGTGGGACCCGAAAGGTATCGTCGAGCGCTACGTCCAGACGGAGCACCCGACCTGGATGCCGGACAGCTTCGGCAAGATCGGATACTTCATGGCGGAGGCTGAGGTCGAGCTCAGCCGAGTCGCGGTCTATAAGGTGGTCGGCGGCCGCCACGAAGACGCCTGGCCTGAATGGCTTGAGGAAGCAAGGGCTAAGCGCGCCTCAATCGATGTGGAGCGCGAGCGTATGGCCGACATGCAGACGATCGCACTGCTTCAGAGGAAGTGGGGCCTAGGTGAGCAAACAGAAGCCAAAGAAGCGAGCGCAGCGACTGAAGAGGGCGAAGCGGCGGAAGCATAGGTTCGACCTAGCCATCGAGCACTTCACTGAGTGCGGCGATGCGGCTCAGCCGAAGGCGTGGATCTCGGACCCCAAGACAGGCATGCACGTCGAGTTCGTGTGCCCTAAGTGCAAGTTGAAGTACTGGCGGCACAATGAGACCTGGGAGTTTGAGATCAGGGGCGTCGGCAGGATCTGTGCCAACAACCCTACAGTCCTCGATCTACTTACCCTGGGAGAGGTATAACGTAGGCATCGCCTGCCTGGACGTGTGAGGGACGCTTTGCACGGTAGCGAACCGGTGCCCAACACCGGATCTCGTATGGGTAGGGGATCAGGGGGTGTTGCACAGCCCCGCAGCGGCAACTCACACGGCGGACCTGGGTCAGGACGCGCAGTTGTCAACGGAGTCAGCCCTGGGCTAGCCGGGGCTGTCTTCGTTTCCGGCCGCCTGTTTTGCCGCCAGGGCCCTCTCGTCCATCATGTTGATCAGCCGGACCACCTTGGCGATTTTCTCGTCGGTCGTCCTGGAGTCGCAGACCTTGTCGATCACCTTCGAGCTGGCATGCTCGATGATGGCCCTGACCTTGGGCTGAAGCTGGGCGATGTAGAACTCCAGGTGCTCAGGGTGGACTGCGATATCGACCCGAGCATTGTTGAGCTTGGCGTATTCGGGGATCCCGGGGACGACCTCTTCCAAGAGGGCGGTCCTCCGCTCACCTTCCTTCGCCCCCCATTTCACGGTGAACTGGGCCAGGATTCGTTCGCGGATCTCCGCCTCGGTTGGATCAGGCGCCTCGTCAGACATCGTCTACTCCTTGTCCCAACTAGTAATAACGCATGAGCTTAGTGATTCGGAACCAAGTACACGAGAAATATCTCGTGTACCGATAGCTCGATAGCTCGGAGCCACATCACAGGTATAAGAAACCACCAACCTGCAATGGAGAATAAAGAATGTCGACCACCTCAATCCCAACCGAGATCGCCCAGCGCTGCGACGCCACCAAGATCAAGGTCGGAGACATCTACTCACGTCATTCGTTCGGCACGGTCAAGCAGATCGAGAAGGTCTACGACCACGTCACCCGACGGAACATCACGATGCTGACGATCGAGAACTCCAACGGCAACAGTTGGCAGATCGGCGCTGACATCGCCGCTCTGGAGTTCAGCATCGCCTCGCAGTTCGAGGACGAGGAGAAGGTCTCCCGCACCCGCATGATCGAGATCATGCTGGAGCACCCCCGCACGGCCATGACCATCAACTTCAACAAGAAGCCCAAGGTCGAAGACGTCGCCAAGGCCCTCCAGGAGGGCAAGACCGGCACGGCCAAGGACTGGAAGGCACTGGTCAAGGAGCAGCTTGAGGGCGCCGAGCGGACCATGCTTGGGTACCACGTCTGTAGTTTCGACGAACACCGCCGCCTCCGCTTCCAGGACGCTGAGGCGAAGGGCCAGCGATTGGTCGATCCTCGGACCTTGAACTGGTTGGTGGTCGACCGCGTCAAGTACACCATCACTAAGTAGGAGAGTCGCCATGATCAAGGGATTGCGTTGCCCCAACTGCGACACCACCGTCCACAAGGACACCATCATCGACTTCCTTCTCAGCAAGAAGGCCTCGCACCTCCGGTGCAAGAACGCCTTCTGCAACATTCGCTGGAACCGATCCGCCTTAGAGGCCAACAAGGCACAGTTCCTCGGTGCGGAGGCGCCGAAACCAGCTCCTAAGCCCGTCGAGGCCTCAGTCAAGGTCGCGATGACGAAGATGGTGGTTCCGGCCCACACGACCGTGGATGTGGTGAAGCGCGCGGGTATGCCGGTCACGCCGACGACAGGTAGCTGGTTGGACCGGATCCGAACGATCGCGCAGCACCATGCCCAAACCAACGGCGTGGTGTCCATCGATGATCTACGTCTCTGGGCGGACATCCACAAGGATCACCCGACCAGCTCAAGCTCGTGGGGCGCGGTCTTCCAGGGCGACCAGTGGAAGAAGGTAAGTGAGAAGAACTCCACCTACGCCAAGAGCCGCTCGCGGAAGGTCTCCGTCTGGGCGCTTAGGACTCCTGCCAGGGTGTCCGCCTAAGTGGACGTCGACGCAGTTCGCAGAGCAGCAAGCGAGCCATGCGCAGCTTCCCTGACGTCTTGTTCAGAGTGCAAGGGTTCAGGGGAGTGTACTGCTGATGTGAATGACATTGGTGACTGCAAGAAGTGTGGCTGGTCAGCAGAGAACCACTGGGGCGGATCGCGGCGGTGCACTTCTTGTTTTGGCTGGGGCACAGAGACAGAGTATCCTTGCTGGCAGTACATCAACGACACGCCTGACCTTTGGTGCGACTCCTGTAAGGCGCAGCCGCCCGAAGTGACGGACGAGCAGTTCTACGAGGAGCATTAGTGGCATCAACTCGCGAGACGACGGGTGAACAGCAGGTTCCGGACATCGTCTGGGATCTGCCTCACTTCCAAAGCTGGCTGCAGGCCCAGAAAGGCGCCGGAAACAGGCTCGACGGGTTCAAGCCTGTTTTCCTCTTCCCTGCCGGGGGAAAGCCTTTCTTTTGGGCAGCCCACGTCAACGTCTACGTGGCATCCGAGAACCGGAACAAGGTCAACGAGGTGGTTATCTCTCGGCCGGACATCATGCACATCGTCCTGCTCCACAAGCCACTCAGGCTGAGTGACAAGATCAGGGCGGTGATGGTGCGGGAGTTCCGCTCGCCGGCGGCCACACCGAACGGGTTCATTCTGGAGACTCCCGGCGGAAGCTCGCTCAAGGGCGAGGACCCGCTGACCATCGCTTCACAGGAGCTCGAAGAGGAGACCGGCATGGTCATCAGTCCAGATCGGCTAGTGCCCCTTGGGGCTAGGCAGCTGATGGGGACGATGTCTGCTCACAAGGCTCACGTCTACGCCGCATTGCTCAATGACCAGGACATGGACAGAGCATTGGCAGAGGCTGGGAAGACGCACGGCAACGAGGGCGACTCGGAGCGAACCTTCGTCGAGGTGCACGACGTTGGCATGCTCGTGCGTGAGCCCACCACCGACTGGGCTACGCTGGGTATGATCTACGCGGCGGCCGAAGCGCTCGGAATCTAATCCATCTCCTTGTGCCCCATGGTGGGGTACAGACGTCCGTTGAAGAGGCCGGGACCGCAACCCCGGCCTCTTCGCTTGTACTTCGATGAATCAGGGCTCTTAGACGTTGGCGGTGAAAGGTAGAACACACCATGAGTCAAGTCCCGTGCACCGGCCCTGAGTGTCTGCTCTGTAAGCTCCTTGGCGAGCCCACCTCCGTTCAGGTTCCGGTCAAGGACCTGAACGACGACGGCAAGGTCAAGTTGATGACCATGAAGAAGAACAAGGCTCTGGAGCTCGGCCTGATCAAGGACGAGGCTAATGACTGAGACGCAGACCAGACTCAATCTCCTCGACCGACTGGCGATGATCGCCGAGACCAAGGAGATCAAGATCAACGTCCACGGAATGGATGGCAACGCCGGGAACCTTATCGGCGTCTGCAAGTCGGCCATGTGGGCAGAGAAGCTCCCGCCTGCAGTCGTGGGGACCTTTCAGCGTGAGGCCCGATCCAAAGACTACGCCCACGCCCTGGTGACCTGTGACCTGTGGTTCACGCTCGTCGACATCGCACCGTCTGGATCGAGCGGGTCTCTCATCGGCAGCTTGCGGCGGCTCGGCCTGGCGCCGAAGCCCCAGGAGGAACTCTGTTGGAGAGGGTGGGACTGATGCCTGAGCCGAGGATCAGGCTCTACTGGAGCAAGAGGGAGAACTCCCTGATGGGGGACAATGATGAGGGCGCCGGCAGAGGCACCGTCATCTACCTTTTCTCGCTCTTTGACAAAGACGTTCGAGACGAGCTCGAACGGCGGGGCTACGACCTCACGACCCTGAGGTTCCAGATCAGGAAGAAGCCTGATGCCTAAGTACCGGGAGGAGCGACAACTCAAGGCCCCGGTCCCCGGAGCCTTCGGGCTCGGCGCCAACGAGGACGCGCGGGCCAGGGACCTGTGGCAGCTGACCCAGCGACAAGCTCGGTATAGGGACAGGCTCTACATCTTCGTCGAGGAGGAGTATGGCTACGCCTCTTACCTGTGGACTTATCCCGGGACCCCAGAAGAGCTCGTCGATGACTGGTGCGCGGGTAGGGTTCCGTGGAGCGGACCGCTCGACAAGCCCCTCTACAGAGGGGAGTTCAATCCGGCCGCCTTCCACACGCACGAGGCGAATCGAGGCATGCCCTATCCGCGATCTCTGGAACTACGGCTCACAGAGACCAACCAGGTGGTCGAAGGGTTCTCCCATATCAGCCACTTCGATGGGATCGCCCACTACCATGAGGAGGATGACTCCCACCTAAGGGTCGGCTTCTACGAGGTCAACGGGTTCCGAAAGCCCGAGGTCGTGTTCCACGTCCTCGATGCGCTGGCCGCGATTACATAGCCATTCCGCCGTAGGCGGAGCGGTCCATCATCGGGTCGGTGTTGTCCGTGCCGGAGTCTGGCAGCGATAGGAGAGGCATGCGGTCGAGCTCATCGAACTCGCTGCCGTCTACCGTCTGGTAGCGCTGCAGGATGAGCATCTTCGTCTCGTCGTCGATCAGCTTGTCGAGCGCAGGGAAGACCTTGGATTCTTCTTCCTGGAAGTGATGATCGAGGCCTTCGAGGATCACGAACACGAGCTGGCGAGCCTGGTCCTCGACGTTCGTAAGTCTCGCTGAGAACAGGATCGTGTTCAGGCGGCCGATCCGAGCGAGCGTCTGGTCGTGCTCCTTGAAGAGCTCAGGCAGGACCTTGTTGTCCGCCTTGAGGAACTTCATCCCGATCAGGTAGAGGACCGATTCCTCCCGCAGAACATGGGACTGGAGCAGGTCAGACATCTGCTGAGATGTATGCCGCATGCCAGGGATGTCGAACCGTTCGGTGTGGGCTCTCAGCTCACCGGCTAAGGTCCTTACCCGGGCGTGATCGCGCAGCAGGGGCTCAATGATGCTCTTTGACATACCTGATCTCCAGGGCAGCTGGACATCAGTAGGATAGCATCGTAAACCTAGTTATCGAAGGCGATGACGATTCTCACCTGATCCGGCGGTCCGAGAGCCACCAGCGAGGGGATCACGTCCACAAAGTTCTGGACGACGTCCCGGTAGGTCCTGGGCAGGGTGAGGGCCACGTAGGGTCCCAGCTGTTGGTAACCCCCGCCCAGACGGCACTTGCGTCGCCTGACCAGCTTCTTGGTCGTGTTGCTCAGTAGCAGCAGAAGCATCTCATCCTCGGTCACCTCTCTGTGGACGGCCACCAGGTCCTTGTGCCACATCGCCCGGCCGGTGACGTATTGCTCCTCCTCCAGCCTGGAAGGGAGCTTCCCGGTGTCCTTCCACTCAAGGTATTGGTTGGCGAATAGCGCCATTTTCTCGTGAAAGCAGACCGTGTCCCAGTCAGCGTCGAGGAGCTCCTGGACCGTGAAATGGGTGTGGGAGTGATACTCGTGGCTCTCGGCGTCAAGGGCTTTCAAGGTCGCCTTCGCGGCGTCTTCTGGAAAGCCCCGATTAGCGAATAACGCATCAACTGATCTCCATCGAACGCCGGCCAGGACTCCGAACAGAGCGTAGTTCCTCTCAGAAAGTTCGTTCAGATAGTCCGGCCATTCAGCCAGCCACTCGTCGTAAGGGACATCCTCACCTCTGTCCTCTCGACGACGACGGCTGGACCGGCGGCCATCCTTCGAGTCACGGAGCCCCCACCGGCCGTTTCGGCCCTTCACCTCGATCACAGGATGCGCGTCGGTTCCCATGTTTAGTTCTACCTTCGATGAATCGCTGTTGGTCGCTCGTTGGTTCTGAAAGGTAGAAGAACGTATGACGCACCTGTCTGACAAGGAAAAGGAAGAGCACCTCAAGCTCGTCCTGGACGAACTCCCTCCCGAGTTCAAGAAGCTGGCCGATCTCCGGTCCTACGGACCCCAGTTGCGGGTCAGCCATGCAACGGTCGAGGTCGAACACGACTGGTACAGCAAAGCCAACACGATGAAGCTGTCCTTCAGTTACAACGTCCTGGACGAAGAAGGCGTCGGGGCTAAGAATCGATCGTGGAAGCAGCGAGGTCGAGACAACAAGTTCTGCTACGACCGATGCGCCGCACACATCGTCGATGTGCTCACCAAGTATGAAGCTCTTCAAAAGCGGCGGCGACAGGGCGATTCCATCGCCAAGAAGCGGGGCGAGGTCCTCAAGGAGGCCTTCAGGAGCGACCCTCTGCTCGGCGGCCTGGATCTTGAAGTCCAGACTAGTACCACTCCACGGACGGAGTCCGGGTCGGTAGACGTCGAAATCCGGGGCAAGGACTATTGCGGCTCCAACGCTTCGTTGAAGTTCGACGGCGAGGCCTTTCACGGCCAGGTGGACGTCTACGGGCTCTCGGCTGAGCAAGTGGCGGCCCTGATGGTTGTCGTAAGACTCGACAAGCTGGGTGTGCTCGACCTGATCGCGCTCTCTGACGACTCGATCCTCGGTGCATCCATCCGAAAACTGACCGAAGGGCTTAACAACGCATGAAGTTCTACGCCGTATTCAAGACTGTGGTCGAGAAGCATGTCGAGCTCGACGCCGACAGCTGGGAAGCGGCGGCCGAGATCGCCAACACGATGAAGCGGCCGATCGTCCAGGCCGAGACTTCACTTGAAGTCGTCGCCATGTGTGCGTGCGAACACCCCGAGTGCGAGTGCGACTACTACGACGCGGCCCACGAGCTCGTCGGTCCTTGCAACAAGTGCGGCTTCCAGATCCTTGAGCGGGGTTGTACCGATGCGTGCAAGGACCAGCACCAGCACTCGGAGAGCGACCTCACTTACAGCCGAGGTGGCGGTTGGTGCTCGACGAAGCACGGCCACATGTCGTGGTGCTCCCAGGCCTGCCGAGATGCTGATCGAGCTAATGATCCAGAGGTCGAAGTACTCGACAGGATGGCAGGGATCTAGAACGAGTAGAGACCGGCCCCAGGTCCGCCTGATGACGGCGGCCGAGGAAGACCACGCTTCGCTCTCAACTTCTCATCAAGCATGGCCAGCTGCTCGACACGAGCCGTCTCCACGAACGGACGTAGGTCCCAGTTGTAGTCGCCCTTGACCTGGACGTTGTAGGGTCCGATCCACAGGTTCTGCTTCTCGCAGTAGTGGAACCCACGCTCGATGAGAGCCTGGCGATAGTCGTCAGGCGACATCGATCCACAGCTCCTCGAACTCCCCGCTCTCGCGAAGCGCCTTCAAATCGGCTTCTAAGTCTTGATCGCGCCTGGGTTTAGTATTTACCACACCGAAAACAAGGTCCCAACACCATCTAAACGCTGCTTTGATCATGGGTTAGGTCCTTGTGTACCGCAATGCAGAGTTACTGCCCCGGCGGCGCGGATTGGCGGTATGGATCTCGTGGTTGACCACGCTTTGCGCGCAGCTGCTCGTCGACATCAGCGAGCAGTGACTTGCGCAGCCCCGAGATCCCAGGACCGACCATGCCGCCCATGAGGCCCGACGTTCCGATCCCGTCTGGAGTGTCGCGGCCCGACGTCGTGGGGTAGTTGGACTCGTTCGCCACGCCGGTGACGGTGATCCCGAAGGGGCCGACCCACTGATTACCGCACCAGCGGAATCCACGAGACTTGAGCTCAGCCTCGAATTGTGGAGCGGACATCGGCGGTTTATCGAACGGTCCAGACATAACCCCAGTCTAGCTGACGCGGGGACTAAACCGTCGGATGCAGAACGGTGTGTACAAATTCCGCTGTGGCTTTCCTACTACTGATGCGCTACGACGGACCTCAAAAAATGCGGTACCACTAAATGGTCGGTCGATGAATGCCGCCGGGTATACGTAAGCAGAGATGAAGCCTACCGCCTACCGAATCAAGCGAACCAAGTTAGCCGACGCTGACACCTTTGACGGCAACCATCCGGGGCACGTCGCCTACTTACAGATCCACATCAGCGGCGGCCGGAAGTATGGGTTCAAGTCGAACCCGCGTGTCTGTCTTTACTGCAAGGACTACCACGAGGCGATTGATTTTCCGACGGCGGCCGCCGCCAAGAGGCAGCTCAGGTCCTCCGCCGTGAGGTCCTACTTTGCCCCGGAGATCAGCTGGGTACACGACGGCTACAAGGTCGAGGTGGTCGAGCTCCGGTTCGAGGAGTGCGACGAGACCAACGCCTTCTTCAAGGCGAAGGCGCCCTTCGAGCCTGCAGTTCCCGCCGGGCACCACGTCGTGGTCAGGGAGCGGGTGGTCTGGCCTGTTCCTCCTGTCCTCGACCGATTGGCGGCCATCGAATGACCGAAGGGGAGATCGTCGAAGAGGTCCTCGCTCGGACGAAGGAGCTCGCCAAGCTCCACGCCGCACCGCTACGGACTCACTCCGCCGGCGAGAGGGACTTCAACTTCAACAACTTCTGGTTCAAAATCTCGTTCTACGTTCCGAAGTACTGGTCGCTCTTAGGTCCGAAGTTCGGAGAGATCAAGACGCTGGCGGTCTACGCCACCGGCACCTATACCAATCCGCTTTTCTGGCTCAACCGAGAGGCGAGTAGTCCTGATGGGCTGTGGGAGATTGACAAGCCCGCGTGTGAGGGCCTTCTAATCTCGCTGCGAGCATCGATGATCCTTGATGATCTCGCGGGTATCAGTCCTGGGGCCTAAGATAGACGGTCGCTGATTCTCTTCCTGACAGAAGTACACAAGAATGTCTCAACCCGAGAAGACCCCTCAGGCTTACGAGGTCTACCAGCACTACAAGGGGTCGCGCTATCTGTGTCTCGGCGTGTTCACCCACACGGAGACCGGGGAGAGCCTCGTCGCCTACCGTGAGCTGGCCAAGGTCGATGCTGAGCCCTGGGTCCGACCCCTCGGCATGTGGTTCGAGCGGGTCTGCTGCGATGACCGCAACTACTGCGGACCACGCTTCGTGAAGCTTCTGCGGACATGATCGTAGAAAGATGTCACGCCAGGCTTGTGTACATCGTTTAGAGGCCAGTAAAGCCCCGTCACGGCCTTCATCACGTCTGCTTAGGGTGTCACCCAACAACGCTTTGTGTACACCGTAATGACGCTTATATAGCGCCGTCAGGCTTTCTTCAGGATCAGCTCGATGTTGGCGTCCCACTTGCCGTCCCGGTCAGGGATCAGGACGCAGATATCATGCGGCTGGTAGCCGGCGACGTCGATGGTGATCATCGGATACGGAAAGGCCGGGTCGAGCGTATCAGGCACGCCGACGATGGTCCCTTCTGTTCTCGCCTCGTGAATGACCACCGGCACTCCGTCTTCCCATCGCACGACATGGTCACGCAACATGCGGATCCGGCGGCCCACGAGTGGGTGATCTTCCACTCCGAACCCTCCGCCACCAGATTAGTCCATCATTCCGCGAACGGCAGGGTAGAGCCCTTTCCGGCTGGGTATAAGTGATGAATGACCACACGCAAGCCCTGGATAGAAAACGACGCCCTGGCCATCAAACAATTTGAGATCGGCTGGGCATGGCAGCGATTTGTGGGGTGCTTCTTCGCAGCTCACGGCCTGGAAGTGATGCTCCCCAAGCTCCAGATCAGGGAATCTGTGGATGACATCCCTGATTTTGCTGATGAGTGGGACTTGTCTGTGGCTGGACAGCGGATCGAGGTCAAGTCGCGCCACTTCGAATTCACCTCCGATCCGGAGTCGTTCCCGTGGGACCGTCCGTTCGTAGACACTTACGGCGGCTACGAGGTCAAGAAGGTCAAACCCATCGCCTACGTCTTCGTCAGTCAGAAGACCGGAGCGCTCCTATCCACGCCCGCCAATGAGCAGGAGCGCGACGACTTCTGGGAGACGGTGGTCGCACCGGATCGTATGCGAAACATCGCCCAGGAGACGTTTTACGTAACCCCAAGGGCACGCCTCTCACCGATCACACGCCTCGTTGCCCGCCTGAAGGAGATCGGCGACGGATAACTTGTGTACCTTGTCACGCTCGTCGGTAGAACCGGCGGCCAGTGTGACATCTCGGTATAACCCAGCATGAGCGACTACGACGATCTGATCGAGGCCCTCGACGACTACCGAGCCAGGAAGGACGAGTGGTGGCGAGATCTCTCGCAGCCGGGTTTCTATGACCCGACCGACTCTCGACGAGACTACGCGGAGAAGGAGATCGCGAAGGCGCACGACCACCTCGACAAGGTGTTTAGGGCGCTTGTCCTGAAGGTGATCGAAAAGGCTTAAGACGCCGCGAGTCAAATCACTAAAACTTCTTGCGTATCAGCCCAAAATCGAAGAAACTCTTGACCGCATTAAAGAGCCTCCTGGTCGGTATAAGCGGGGGTTCTTTTTCGGAGTAACACTCCATCGACGACCATTCCTAGGAGGAATACCCCCCGTGGCGCAACTACAAGAAGCACGCGAAGTCATCAGCCAGCGCGGCCCCAAGAAGCAGGCCATCACGAACCGCGAGTTCGTGTGGCTCCTGTCCGACGACGGTGAGGTAACGCTCATGGTCGGACCCTGTCTCGTCTCTCCGACCACCACCGATCGTATCGTGGTGGACAACGGAGAGGGCGGGTTCGAGGACGCCCCTGGCCGCGACCACACGCAGAACATGGTTGAGGTTCGCGACAACCAGTACGCGGTCCTCAACAACCCGCTCCAGGCGCCTGAGCCGGGCAATCCGAACGGCACGTTCAAGGCCGGTCGTAACGAGACCAGGCCGCTTCGCAACGGCACGAAGCAGATGATCCCGGGACCGTGCTCGTTCTACCTGCGCCCTGGACAGACCGCTGAGGTCCGCGACGCCCACGAGCTCGGCTCCAACCAGTACCTGGTGGTGAAGTGCTACGGCGATGTCGACATCGACGCCCCCTACTACGACATCACGCGCGACTCGCTCGGCCGTCCGTCCACTGCCGACGACGACACGCCGACGGACCCGGCCGGCGGCCCGGCCCCGAAGAAGAAGAAGGACCGTGCCTTCCAGCGCGGCACCCAGGTGGTCATCAGGGGGATCGACACCCAGTTCTACATTCCGCCCACGGGCATGGACGTCGTCCCGGACACGTCGTTCGACTCTTCCGGCGCGACCATCTCCGGTGATCAGGCCAAGGAGATCCTCACTCGTGCCATGAACGAGCACGAGCACACCGGCGGCGGCCTTCACTCCCATGGCATGGAGATGAGGGGATTCGCCTCTCCCGGTGCCTACGGCATAGAACATGGGATTCTCCTCTCGGCCGCCACCTCGGCGGGTGAAGACGATCTCCGGGCGCTCCACGGCCCGCCCGAAGTGCAGAACATCTCCACCACCGACTTGGCGCCGGTTCAGCAGGCTGCCCGCCGCCGCCATCGGGTCAAGAAGTTGGCGGCCGCCCCGCCCAAGGTCGATCTGTCCAAGCTCATCAGCAACTTCGCCGATGAGCCCGCCCTCCAGGAGGAGATCGAGCGTCAGGCGAAGCAGGCCAGGCTCGTCCGCAACGCGGTCGTGCTGACGGAGAAGGAGTTCTGCGTCATCATCGACGCCGATGGTCGACGGAAGGTCAGTCGTGGCCCGGATCGGGTGTTCCCCGGCCCATACGACACCTTCATGACCGAGGGCTCTCGGAACCGCGTCTACGACGCTTACGAGCTCTTGCCGCAGCGCGCTTTGTGGCTGAGGGTCATCAGCGAGATCAGCAAGTCTGAGCTCGCCGGTCACCTCCCCAACGGATCGTCCAGTGTCCTCACCAAGGACACCTACTATCCGGGTGACGAGATCCTGCTGAAGAAGCTCAACGCCTTCTTCTTCCCCTTCGACAAGATCGAGGTCCTCTCGCCGAACACTGGCCAGGCTGTGGTCGGTAACGACCATGAGCAGGTCCTGATCGAGGCGATCGGCATCGATCAGAAGAGCGGTATCTACACACGGAAGCTCGACACCGGCGCGGCTGAGCTGGTCAAGGGCCGCGTCTCCTACCTGGTCGACCCGGCGAAGGAGGTGCACATCAACCGCATCGTCTCCGCCGAGGACTGGAACCACTGGATCCTGGCGCATCGTCCACACAAGGACGAGGTGACCCAGCCGGTGGTGACGCCGTGGGCCGTCTCCATTCGGATTCCCGCCAACCAGGCTGTCTTGGCGACCAGCGCCATCGGCCAGCGTGTGATCGAGGGGCCGTGCGTCGAGCTCCTGGAATACGAGGAGAAGCTGGCGTCGATGTGCCTGTCGACGGGCAAGCCGAAGTCGGACGACACGAAGAAGAAGACGTGCTTCCTGCGCACCAACGGGAATCGCGTCACGGACATCATCCGGATCGAGACGGCGGACTTCGTCGAGATCGATGTGAGGGTGACCTACCACGTCACGTTCGAGCAGTCGCACAAGGAGAAGTGGTTCAACCACAGCAACTACGTGCAGGTCCTCTGCGAGCACCTCCGATCGCTCGTCCGGAACCACTCCCGTCAGGTCACTCTGGCGAACCTGTGGGGCAACATCTCCAACATCATTCGAGGCCTGATCCTCGGTGAGCGGGAGGAGGGCGAGAAGGGTGCGTCTGGTCGGCCGGGACGGTTCTTCGACGAGAACGGCATGCACGTCACGGAGGTCGAGGTTCTCACGTCGAAGATCCTCGACGAGGCGATCGCCGAGCAGTTCTTGAAGGTCCAGCGCGAGATCGTCCAGTATCAGATCGGCGACCAGGAGATGACCGCCAAGCTGGCGTCCGACACCGTTCGGGCCAAGGCCCAGGCGAAGCAGGGCGCGCTCCAACGGGAGACCGAGCAGATGAAGGCCGAGCTCAACAAGGTCATCGCCGACCTGAGCCACGCTGGGCGTCTCCACACCATCGAACTCCAACAGAAGGAGGCTGCCTTCAAGCTGGAGCGCGAGGAAGAGCTGGAGCGTGAGCGCATGGCCGCCGAGCTGGAGCGTGAGCGCATTCGGTCCGATGCCAAGGGCGCGATCGCCCTGGCCGAGGCCGAGCGTCAGCGTGAGATCGAGGAGAAGAGGAACGAGATCAGTCACAAGGCGGCCGCCGATGCGACTGAGCTCAAGAAGCTCCTGATCGAGGTTCAGGCCCAGGCCAAGGCCACTGAGAACGGCTCGATCCAGCCGGGTCTGATCGAGGCCATGACGGCTCTGGGCGACAAGCTCTTCCTCACGGAGGCGGCCCAGAACATGAACCTGGTCAGCCTCTTCAAGGGCAAGGACGTCGGCGAGATCATGGGCTCCATCTTCGATGGCACCCGAGTCGCCGGCACCATTGCCACCATGCGCGAGGCGGCCACCAACCGCATCGCCGAGCTGA